GTGTGGTTAGCTGCGTAGACCCTAGGCCCCGCTGCGGTCACCTGGGTGTTTGACCTCTAGAACCTAGTAGAGATCTCGGCTATACACAGAGTAAGTCTAGCATAGAAGTCGTTGAAACTACACTATATAGAATGGTGATTGGGTAGGTTATACAACTATGAAAACAACTATGAAAAGTATTTGAACTATGCCTCTCGTCACCGTGCTCAAGAAAAATTTTTTTGGCTATAGATCGTGGGTAAACTGTAGGGCATGTGCCGAAAAATGTACACCAACCAGTATTGTACACCTATTCCGCCACCCTTAAAACACCCTTAAAGCATGGTTCAGTACCTTAACTTAATGGTGTAAACCATTGAAATCATTGGAGATTCTGGGGCCTTCGGCCCCTCACTGTACCCCACTGTACACTATACTCACTACACTATAACAAGAGACTCCTTACTCACTGTATAGCTCTAAGAGGGGTTCATGGTTCTCACTGTACGAGTCACTATGGTTCTCACTGTCACTTTCACTTTCGAACTCACTGTTATGCTCACTTTGAACCTTTCACTGCAGCAGATCAGGGGTCATTTTGAATTTTTCACTCTCTCACTGCAGCGAATCAAGGTGGTCTTCTAAGTCATTGTTTGTATTGGGTTTTTGATTTTCTCTTTGTTTTCAAGAGGTTACATGGGGCCCCGGCTGTAAATCCTAAGCTATTGATATCATTGAAGTTTTTGGTATAAGCGAGGAAGAGAACTGTTCTTTTGCTCATTCGAACTGTAAGCTGTTGATTCTATTGAGGATTCAGATTCTTTTGTGATCGGTGCAAAAGAACGGTTGACACTAGGGGAGAGAGACTGTATAATAACAGCCGGTGGTGGGCAGGACTTGGTGTGCGTATAAGGTTTATTATGTTAAATTCTTTTGATCAATGATTTCAATGACTTAGCCCCTACAGCCGAAGGTTTTGCGTATAAAGTTTATTATGTTAAATTCTACAGCCGGAGGAAACTTTTTTCACATTTTGGTAAAATAAAGGTTGACACAGCCGAGGTTTGAGGCTATACTGTATATAACAGTTAGAGATTAGGAGGGCACGATATGAAAGATTTCGCAATGTTCACAGCCGAGGGCAATGAATTGGTCACACGGATCGCCACAGCCGGTCTACAGTTAACAGCCGAAGATGGTGCTGAAAGTGCTTGGGCATGGACCGTTCGTGAATTGGAGAAGCTGGCTACAGCCGACGGTTACGAAGAAGCAACCGATACAGCCGTTAGGGAGGCCGTATACAGTTTCATCGTTGACGAGGACTTTTTGGTAAATTAGAGGTTGACAGCAGCCGGTTTTGAAGGTATACTGTATATAACAGTTAGGGAAAAGAGGGCAATATGAATTTCGTAATCAAAACACAATTTTTAGAGAACTATGGCGCACACTGTGAGGACGGTAAGTTTTCATCAGGCAACGCCTATTGGAAGTTCAAAGGCGGTTCAGAATACTTGGTCCAGGGTTTGGATCGAGTGCAGGATGCGGCCGCGTTCGTAGCTGCGATCACTATGGAGAACAACATCAGCTGCAAGGAGTTCCCCACAGAGTTCCTCACTGAGCAAGAGTGGATCGAACAACTGCCGGAGGATGAGGACTATCGTGACTTCCTCAAAGAGCAGGTCATCGTGGTATCACCCCTACAGCCGGAGATGCGTTCCAAAGGTTATCCACAGGACTTTTGAGCAAAAAGAGGTTGACAGTGTAGCATCTAGGTGCTATACTGTATATAACAATTAGGGCAAAGAGGAGACACAGATGTCAACAGATTTGAAATCACACGCACAAGGCGTTTCATTAACCCGTTTCGCAAACGGCGGTCAAGGCACCAGCGTCCAGGTTACAATGCGTAAAGAGCGACCTGTAGGCACAGAGTTCTTTGATCACTTGCAATTGACACGAGCACAGGCCGCGGCATTGGCCGCAGACTTGATGGACTTTGCACAAGGTCGCGAAGTAGAGGAAATTGGTTAAAAAGAGGTTGACAACTGGATCAATTGACGCTATACTGTATATAACAATTAGGAAATGAGGGCAATATGAAAAGACCAACTAACGCAAGAGACACAGCACTAGAGCTGATCGACGACGGTTTCGTCACAGCCGAAGATATGCTGACTATGGCACTCAAGTATATGAGCACAGATGATGTCGAAGATATGCTTGATTGCAATGAACTTTCACCACGTTTTTTAGAGGAGACTGACTATGCCTAATTGGTGTTCGAACTCAATCACAATTAGTGGTCCAACAGACACAATCAAGCAACTGTGGGATGATGCACATGATGGAGAGGACTTTGCTCTACTTGATGCAATGGTTCCGATGCCCAAAGAACTAGAAGGCACAACCGCTCCTAGTGATGGTCCGAACTGGTATGACTGGCATGTTAGCAACTGGGGGACCAAGTGGGACATCTCAGACGAAGGTCTAGAGTATGTGGACAACAAAGATGGCACAAGTCATATCACAGGTTGGTTTGATAGTGCGTGGGCACCTCCCATTGAAGCATACAACACCTGGTTAGACGATATGGACAACTGTTCGATTGAGGCAACCTATGAAGAAGGTGGTATGGACTTTGCAGGTATCTACACAGATGGCGATGATCAATATATGGAAGGCCTGAGCGAATGGTGCGAAGCGGTAGTCAAAGGCACTTGTGCTCTTGAAGACACTCCAGAGCTATTCCAGAAACTTGACGACGAGTTTGAGCTTATTGAGAATAGGCGTGAATGGATCGAAGAGGAAATGGAAGAAGAAAAAGAACGAGAATTGGCAAAATAAAGGTTGACATCTCGATCACTTGAAGCTATACTGTATATAACAATTAGGAAATGAGGGCACTATGAGCAGAACATATATTAAAATAGGAACTAAGGTCAACAGCCGGTTTGGTGAAGCTAAGGTAAAAGGCATTGAGCTATGTGCTACAGCCGGCGACAAGTATGGCATAGACATGGATAAGGTCTATGTAGATGACAAGGATCGTTGTGTGTTTGATCTAGACAACGGCCATTGGCAATATGGATATCAAGTTTCGGTAAATTAGGGGTTGACAACTGAGCACTTTGGTGCTATATTATAAGAGTAAGTTAAACAAACGCTAGAGGGCAAACAAAATGGCAACACGTTCAAACATCGCAATGAAGACCAAAGAAGGCAAGATTGTTTCAGTATACTGTCACTGGGACGGCTATGTCGCAAACAACGGAAAGATCCTGTTGGAGAACTACACGGACATCGATAAGATCGAAGCGTTGGTTGCACTAGGTTCAATCAGTTCACTAGGTGAGCAGATTGGTGATCCACAAGACTTTGACGATCGTTCGACACAACGAGACGATTGGACATTGTTTTACAGCCGAGACCGAGGCGAGCAGCTGAGCATTCAAGAGTATGCAGACATTCCAAGTTGGATTGATGACATGGAAGAGTATGCCTACCTTTGGAATGGCAAAGAGTGGTTAGTTAACGATCACGGTGCCAAAGACGAAAACGGTTATCCAATCTTTAACTTCTTAGACGTTATGGTTCCAATCGAACTAGCGGCTATGGAAGCACGGATTGCGGCTAGCCAAAATAGTTAAAAAAAAGGTTGACCATTGTGGCAATTGGTGCTATAATGTATAATATAAACTAAAACAATGAGAGGCAAATATGACAACTAAAACTTTTGAAGTAGCAGGAACATCAACACACAACGGAGTGACCAAGGTAAGGTTCGCGAATGACTATGTAGGTAGGTTCAAGATCTTAGCTAAGAACGGACACGACGACATTGAGTTGATCGAACTTGGCGAAAAAATGTCAAAAGCAGATGTCTGTAAAGTATTAATGGCACACCCGAACTTCCAAAGCGAAGCTCAACAGAGTGCGATTGCAGAGTTTGTTGTAAGAAATGTGAAGGCACAGCCGGAGCAGAGCGAAACAACGAAAGTAGAGGTACAGCCGATTACCGCTGAGTCCGAGGACATAATCACAGCGTAGGCAACTCTACAACCTAGGGCGTGACCGTGACAGCCGGTGACGATCCAATTGAGAGCGGTGGGGCTCATTGGAAATCATTTTGTAAGATAGAAGAGGATCATCTTAACACCCAACTAGAAATAAAGTTTTGCGCCTGTAGCTCAATTGGTTAGAGCGTCGGACTCATAATCCGCAGGTTGGGGGTTCAAGTCCCTCCAGGCGTACCAGACTGCCCTTAGCTCAGCTGGATAGAGCAACAGCCTTCTAAGCTGTGGGTCGCAGGTTCGAATCCTGCAGGGCAGGCCAACACCGCTCGCATGGTGGAATAGGTAGACACAACAGACTTAAAATCTGTCGCTGATTACGGCGTCCCGGTTCGAGTCCGGGTGCGAGCACCAAATACGTTCGGAAGGGCATGCCGCCCTCACAGTAAGACCCTTCCGAACCGAAGTAGGTACAGCCGGTCCAGAACCTTCGGGCATCAATCCATTATAACACACAACAGCCGGGGTTGTCAACCTCTTTTTATCCAAATAACGTAACGTAACAAACTAAAAAAATGGTTGCATTATGCGCAAACCGGTGCTATATTAAATTATAACGTAACAGCATTTGGAGGGCTTTAAATGCAAAATAAACTAAACACACTACAAGCACGTAAACTTGTTGCAACAGTACTAGCAGAAAAGGATGCTAGTTTTTGGAACAGTTGGACTAACGTTGTTTGGAAAGACAATGCAAAAGTTGCAGACAAACGCAACTTGTGTTTTGGAATTGTAGGAGAACGTTTTACAGAAGGTGACTGTAAATGGTTAAAGTTGCTAGTAGGATGTGATAAAGTGCATACTACATTTGGAGGACGCTACTTGCGTTTAGTAGGTGTAAAATACGAAAGTTAAACTTTTTGGTAAAAAAAAGGTTGACACTATAGCGCACTTGTGCTATAGTGTAACTATAATAATAACAAAGCATGAGGGCAATATGCAAAACATTACTACACGTGAATTAAAACATTTATGTAATTTTTTAACACACACTATGAATTATAAAGTTGAACTTGTAAGTGCGGAAGATTTTGCTTGCGAAGAACACGGTATGGAAAATGTGTACGATTGGATTAGTGCAACAGAAGAATTGTGTGTACAAACTACACAACTATTAGAAAACTATTTTACACGCAAAGATAAAACGCTTGCTACTGCTTTTGCAACTGCAATAGATTACAGATACGATGATGATTGTATTAACGAAGGAATAAGCGAACACTTTTTTGATTACTGTAAAAAGCACGACATACTAGATTTTTACTACAAGCAAGTAGATGCACACGATTACGACGGAGCGGATTTAGATTTGCGTATGTATAAAAGTTAAAAAAAAGGTTGACACTATAGCATTTATGTGCTATAGTGTATATACAAACTTAAAAACAAAGAGGGCAATCAATGTTTTACATTTACGAAAAATCATCAACTTACATCATGGGCAAGCTCAACAAGCGGGACGGTGTAGTTCGTCCTGATCACCGCCAGAGCTATAAAACAATGCCTGCGGCCAAAGCGGCACTCACACGCATGAGCAAACGTTATAGAGCAGACTTGCTAGACAGTGTGAACGATCCTATGTTCCGTTATGGTATAGCAGAAGCGGCATACTTCCACAAGAACATAGAGAAGAGTCGGACTGTATATAGCATCATGGACGAAGCTAAAGAAAAGCCAATCACAGAGACTGTGAACACTCCGGGCTATATGAGCCCATCATCAGAATCATATTGGAGTATGTAAAAAAAAGGTTGACACTATAGCGCACCTGTGCTATAGTGTATATATAAGTTAAGCAAGAGGGCAACACATGCAAGAACTGAACGTACACTTTGTAAACCGTGGCTTTGGCACAGACGAAGGCTTTAAGAAGGTTGAGCTGCTAGGTCAGGGCATATGTGAACACACCGGCAAACCAGTTGCAGAGATTGCTTCACCGTTCGGACTAGGTGGCACATTGGTTGCAGAGTACGAAGGTACAGCCGGCGGTTGGGTTTGCGATTTAGATTAATTTTTGGCAAATTAGGGGTTGACAAACACTCTTAATGATCGTATAATGTATATAACAATTAGGAAATGAGGGCACTATGAAAAACAACACATCAATTTATGAAGTAAGCGCACAGCACAAACAACTGGCATCGATTGGCCGCAAGATGTGCGACATGAGCGAATACGCAAACTGTAAGGGCATGAAGGACGAAGACTTCAAACTCTTGAACGATATGAGCCACGTAGGTTCTATGCTAACCAAGTTGGGCAATGCGTTTGGTCCTAAATTAGAAAAGGACTTTACAGCCGAGGACATGAATTTAATTGCTCGGTTTGTTAAAAAAGAGATTGACATTCCACAGATGTCGTAGTATACTAAGTTTAATAATTAGGCATTAATTAAATAACTGAAGGGCAAACAATATGACAAACATTAGAATCAAAGAAGGCACATACAAGATTAGAGGCAATGACGTCGACCTAGCTGGTATGGTGTTTCCACTTGTACAAGAATTTAAAGTAGGCGCCAAGGGTGGCTACGTAACAGTAGATGGCAGAGCCGTTCCAGGCTTTCCAGAGCGTAACATTAAGATCATGTGTGATGGCACATCAGCTTATGAAGCTGCCGGAGCCAAAGTAAACACTGTAACCGAAACAGATGAAGAGATTGTAGAACGCATCCGTGAACGCTTTGACATGTTGAAAGATATGACCAAAGCTGTCAAGAAGGGTGTTGTAAGTGCTATGATCGTATCAGGTCCTCCAGGAGTTGGTAAGTCACATGGTGTAGAAGAAGTACTTGACAGATACGACACTGTTGCCGCACTAGGTGGTGGACAGAAGTATGAAGTTGTCAAAGGTGCTATGAGCCCAATCGGACTCTACTGTAAACTGTTCAACTTCAAAGACCAAGACAATGTACTTGTGTTCGATGACTGTGATGCTGTGTTCGAAGAGCCTCTTGCACTTAATATTTTAAAAGCTGCACTAGACTCTAAGAAGAAGCGTACAATCCACTGGAACACAGACAGCTTCAAGTTGCGTAATGAAGGTGTGCCGGACAGCTTCGAGTTCAAAGGTAGTGCAATCTTTATTACCAACCTAGACTTCCGTGATGTAAAGAGCAAGAAGTTGCGTTCGCACTTGGAAGCACTAGAGAGTCGTTGTCACTACATGGATCTCACAATCAAGAGTGAGAAGGACAAGATGTTGCGCATCAAGCAAGTTGTACAAGACGGCATGCTTGATAGCTACAAACTTTCAGATGATGTCAAAGAAGACGTAATGGATTTCGTTGATATTAATAAGAAGCAACTACGTGAGCTGTCATTGAGAACAGTACTTAAAGTTGCCGAGCTTGCTGTAGCATTTCCACAACGTTGGGAAGCTATGGCAGAAAACACTGTGATGCAGAATCGCTAATGCCCTCAGCGACCACACAGTGCTTAAAAGTGTACAGCAGGCGCCCCTCAGCCCTCTAAGAAGCTTGCTTACACATGCGCCCAGGAGTAGGATGTGCCCTCGTCCAAACACTCCTGGGCTTTCTTTTGACTACAGCCGGTGGAAATTAATTTACGATTTTGGCAAATAAAAGGTTGACACACACCCAAAGTGACCTTATAATAGTAAGTATATTAACAAAGCAAGGGCACACAATGAAAAACCTAGAAGCATACGTAGAACAAAAGAACAAGTGGAACGCAATCTTCGGCCAGGGCGCTATGAACTTCCCACTAGCACAAACAGATGCAAATGACTTGATGAATGCTATTGCATCAGAACTAAGCCCAGAGAACCTACACTGTGATGGTGAAGCTCCTATGGCATATGTGCGCAAGAAGACCAAGTTCCTTGCACAAGTACAACGAGAGCTAGAAGCATACTGTTTGAACAACTGGCTAGACACTCCAGAGTGCATCTACTAATTGGTAAGAAAAAGGTTGACAGTGTACATAATAGAGTGTACACTGTAAGAGTAAATTAAACAAAGCAGAGGGCTAAACACTATGACAACTATTAACACATCAACTGTTGAACTTAACGATTACACTGTAGCAGACCTAGTAATGATTAGGGAAGCTGCTCTACAACATGCACGTGATGCAGCACAGGCACACTTGGACACACATGGCGAGCATGCCTACTGTGGCTTTGCTTGGGTTAACATCTATGGCATCAAAGGCAACACCAAGCTGGGCAAGCGCATGAAGCAAGCAGGCTTTGAGAAGGACTACACAGGTGCTTACTCAATATGGAACCCAAGTGGACTAGGCACACAGTGCATGAGCACCAAAGAAGCAGGTGCTGAAGCAGCCGCTAAGGTCTACAAGGCCGCAGGCTTTACAGCATACGCAGGGTCAAGAGCTGACTAGGGGTAGTAGTTATACCCACTAGGGGGTAGCTGAGTTACGTAGGGTAGCAGGCAATCCTAGACAACAAGGAGACTAGCACAACGCTAGGGGAGAAGGGAGTAGTAGAGATACTATTCCTTTTTTCTTTTCAAAATAAAAAAATATTTTTCTAAAAAAATAATTTCTCGAGGGGGTGGGGGGGTGTAAATATATAATTAAAACAACAACTTAGCTGTGCTTAATGACCGCTTTTTAAAAACATACAGAGGCAAAATCACCACCCAACTTCTGTAAGTACTTCACCTAAAATTTTCGTAGCGCAACTTTTTACACTGCAGACCCCATTTGGCGCTGTACACTGCAACCTCACTACTAGTGTAAGTACTCCACCAAATTTTTTTGCGCACAATTTTTTACTCTACAAATACCCTTTTGGCGAAGCTAACACACACAAGCGACCAGCGAGTGTGTAAGAGCTTGTCTCTTTATGTGTGTAAAACAAGAACCTCTTAGCTGTGCGCTACTCTACGCACACGTTAAATAACTGTATGCACAAGTTACTACTACAGTTTGAACCAGTTACCAACAAGCAAGCAATTGATGCGCTAGTACATGCACTAGTCATAGAACTGTTTGTAGACTCTAAGATAGAAGCTAGTCAAAGTGCATACAACATACTAGAGTTTGAATCAGCTGCTCACTGTACACTAGCTCAGTTAAAACTCGCAGGAAACTCTAGGTACACAGTCACTCGATTGTAGAATAAGACTCATCTTTTTGTTAATCAGTACGTACGGGGTATTGCACAGTGTTGCAATAGGCGTGTCGCTATGGTTGTTGGAAAACTTTTTATATAGTGTGCATATGTGCAATGATACTGTAGTAAGTTAAGTGCGTAGTTTAAGACTGAAATTTTTGCTTAAATCTACTTCGTAGCTCTTCTAGCTTAGGGCTTTCCGCGAGCGGCTTTCTGGCGCAGGCGCTTCGCGCTTCTAGGACTACGGGGTGTAGTCGCCTACTCTGACTATGATTCTTTGTCCGGGGTTCAGCAACAACTGTGTGCGCTCTAGTACGCCACGTGGTACCATTGATGTTTTCCATTCAATAAACTCAACGTCTAGGGGAACATCTGCATTAGCAATAGCAACGTTTACATTGGTTGCTGCTTCATCACTTCTATTGAGTATGCTTATGGCTGCGATAACATAGTCAACATCAGCAGGTACTGTGTATATCACATTGTCGGTTCCGTCTGTTGAGGTTATATCTGCTGTTGCCCATCTTCCGTTTTGATTGGGTCCAGCGACTGTGGCTATTCCGTGTACTGTTACGCTTAGTGGCATGTGCCGCTCCTATCTCGTTGTTCTTGGATTGCGTATCTGACTTGCTCTTACTATGCCACTTGGACGATAGTCTTGCAAAGGATAACGTGCTACCCAATCTGTTGCACCTTGGTGCTTTATGTTATTTAATCTACGTGCTAGACTCTCTGCCTTCAATTTGGCTTCTCGTTCAGCTGTAGTATGCTTGTAGGGAGCAATCAGTGCGTCTTGATCAAACTCCTGCTTGAGCTTGTTGTTGGTTTTTGAATATGCTTGTATAGCATATATTTTACTTGGTGGTCTATTTGACATGGTCTGCTCCTTTAGTATATTTATACACACTGTCACCTGCATAGTGTTGCTCAAGTGTGTAACCCCAACTCCTGATGGTTTGATCAAGTTCTTGCCTGGGATTCTCAACTATGATCCAAGGACGATGCTGTGCTACAGTTTTTACAGCACCTTCAAGTGCTTGCGACTCATAGCCTTCTAGATCCAACTGTAGTATGCTGAGGTTTTCATACACAAAGTCATCTATGCAATTCTGTACAACTTCCTCAGTGCGCCAACTGAATTGTCCTGTGGTCAACAATGGACTAACTGGTTGATCTTGTTCAATGACGCTGGAGGCTCCGCCCAACCATACACCATCAGTTGCTCCTGTGGTTATGTGTAGGCTGTTGCGTGAGTTGCCCAATGCGGCATGATGTAGTATTACATTTTGTATACGATTCTTTCGCAACATCTGTTTGGTACATCTATAGTGTTCTTGTACAGGTTCCCAAGCATACACTGTGCTTGCACATCTGCTTAGATTGGGCAACAGCCCACCTACATATGTTCCTGCACTTATAACACTTCCTGGTCGTTGTGCTAGTAGTTCACACATGTGCTCGCGTAGCCAAGGCTCACTACCATCTTTCTTAAAACGTTCTATGTTGTGTTTTGGTAACCCTGTGGGTAAAAAGAATATGCCTTCGGGTCGTTTGACCTTAAGCATTCCACTCTACTTGCCCTGTTAGGCAACAGTTAGGTGTTCCTTCTAGAGTGTTTACAGCTTCAGTGTGTGCAATTTCTAACCATTCTTCATTTTCGAACACGTTAGTAATATCGTTTATACGAACGCTTTGATTGGTTTGTGTGTTGGTAATAGTTACACACCTTAGCACAACTTCGTTGCCTTCTAGTGTTCTAGTTGCTCCGTCTGTGATTTCGTAATCGTAATTTCCAATAGTTGCCATGTTCTCGCCTTATAGTGTTGCTAGATTTTTAATAGTAATAGTTCCACGCATTGCACTGTGGAAGCTACACTGATACGCATAGTTTCCTGTTACGTTTACTGGTATCTGCCAATACAACATACCCTGAGTCTTTCCCTGTGCGCTTGCACCTGTTGTTTTAGTACCGTTGTCAGCAACGTGAATTAATCCAGTATTGTATGCTGTGCCTCCGCTTGTTTCAATTACAAACGGGTGTCCGTCACAGTTTAATTCAAACGCAATAGTTAATCCGCTTATTGCATACACTGTAGGATTCTGTCCACTGTACTGATTGTTTATTTCATAATAAGAAGAATTAGGTGCTGTAACTAATAACTGTGTAATTGCAGCAAAACGTTCTGGTCCGCCGCCGAGTAAGTTAGTAGTATCTGTTAGTTCGCTAATGTCTGCTGGAATAGAACCATCAAAGTTTACTGTTACTGTGCCGTTTGACATAGATGTAGCAATATCAGTACCGCCTGCAATAATAAGAGTATCTGTAGTTGATGCTGCTGTGTATGTGCCAGTGTCACCTTCTGCGGTAGCAAATAGATTTTGATCTGGGTCGCCGCCACCAGCAGCACCTGTAGCATCGTCTGCCCATGCAAAGTCTGAACCATCCCAGCTTAGTATTTGACCTGTGTTTGCTGTATTTGTATTTAAGTGGGCACTAACATCTGAGTCAGTATATGTGTTTCCTGTGACCGGAGTAGCAGGTTGAAATCTACTTGAAACATTATTCCATGTTAGTACTTGACCATTTTGAGGAGTTCCTATGTCAACATCACTAAGTGCGCCTACGCTAATAGTATTAAGGTCACTTGCTTGCACAGTGTAGCTTGTTAGATAAGTTTGTAGATCACTTATTTGCGATTCTGTTATACTTAATGAAGCTTGGTGCTGTGTAACACTGCCTTGTGTAATATTTGCATCTGGAACATTAGCCCATGTTACTGCAGATGTTAAATCATTTGATTCTGTGTAAGTAGTCAAGTAACTACTTAGGTCTGGCGGAGTATAACGGAACACACCTGTGCTGTTATCATAGCTGATAGCACCATCGCCTGAAGCTGTAAGTTCGTTACCTACGCTTATGCTGGCTAGTGTAAGTACAGTTGGTGTGTTTGAAAAGTTATTGTAGTTTAAATAATACGAGCCGTCAAAGCCATCTAGTGTGTCAGCGTCTGTGCCTGCACCACCTGTTGTTGCATCTGTGCCAGGTGCCCATTTTGTTCCATCCCATTTTAGTACTTCGCCTGTAGATGGAGTGTTACTAGTTGTATCCACATCGCTTAAGAAGTTAATACTAAATGCTGACATATTAATTTGTACTGTGTCACTGTTACTAGGTATAGCTGTGGCTATGTTTGTTCCACCTTGTATAGTTAACGAATCAGTTAACCCTGTAGCAACAGCCGTGCCATCATCGCTAACTACGTTCTTGTAAACGTCTTGTGCACCAGCACCGTTAGTAACGGCTGTGTCAACATATGACTTAACAGCTAATTGTGTTGATACTTTATTATTGGCTGCTCCGCCACCGCCTAGTGTACTATCACTAGAGAATTCATTAATTGTAACACCTGCACTAAATCCTAACGATGATAGATCCTCAGGAGTAAATGTAAATATTCCTGTTGTATTATCATACGTTAAACTTTGTGTTCCAGCCGCTGCTGTAGTAACACTAAATGCGCTTGCTGGGTTAGTCCATGTTGTTGTATTTGAACCATTAGTTGCTAATACATATCCAGCATTGCCTCCTCCAGTACTTGGCCATTGTTGGCTATTTAAAAGTAAAGCACCAGTTGCACTTAGAGCAACATCAGCTGATGATAATAATAAACTAGTAGTTGGAGATACAGTAAGTGTACTACTACTAGAAATAGTTGGACCTGTTCCGAATTGGCCCCCAACGTTTCTAATAGATAAATCTCCTGCACTACCAAATGTTGCTGCAACATCGTCGTTGAACGCTAGGTTGCCTGTAAGTGTGGCTCCACTTGCTGTAAGAACGCTTACTGATGTTGTATCACCTTCTGAAGAAGTTAATGTAACTAGACCATTAAGTTCAGTAAGTGTATACGTAATACCTAGTCCAGTGAGGTCAATGTCATCTATATCTGTTTGATTAGCAAGTTGTACCCAAAGACCTGCATGGGCATAGTATGCTCTCCCTGTACCGTGTACATGTGCAAACATACCGTGATTATCTGCAGCTGGAGGTAAGTCAGCTAGTTGTTCGTAAACTACCCAAGTTATATTAGCAGAAGTAATTCCATCTTCGCCCTCGTCGCCGCCTATAATAAAACCAACATCGTTTGTAAATGCACTTAATGATGTTGGAGCTCCTATTAGATTTGAATATTGTATGCTGGTACCTTGTACGCCTAGTTGAGAACTTACCCAAGGTTGCGTTGCCATTTTAACTTCGGAACCTGCATTGTCTGTGTACAGTCTTAGTGTACCATTAGCGACATCATAGAAAATTTCACCACTAGCGCCAGATAGTGTATCTAAACTTCTTGCAGATCTTTTTTCAAGTCTTAACGAACGTTGTGGTCTCATACTTAATCCTTTTTAGTATTTATGTATATAAGTAATAGTATGCAAATCAAACCTTACTATTTAATACAAGCGTGGAGCAATAAAGCTAATAAATTGCAAACACAGTATGTACAAACTGAAATGTCCGAAGCAGATCGCTGTCGTAATCTAAAAGATGCTTATCAAAGGAGTTTGCAATTTGCTGCTAGCCTAAATGAATCTAAGTTAGGCGGTGCTTCAGATTGGGAATTCCGTGTTCGTCTAGTTAACGATTCAGGAAATTATTTATTAGATCCTGAAATAATATTAGCTTCTACTCGCCGTCAAGATTATTAAGAAACGCTCTTAGCTTTGTGCTATCAGTTTCAGCACGTATCTTACCTGCCGGAACACCTTCTTCTGGTGATTCACTTGGAGTGTTAGTACGCTTTAACGCATTAACAATTGAGCTTGCTCCGTTACCCTGTGTAGCTGAGCCGCCATCTTGTTCATCTTCGCCAAGGTCTACAATACGCAATGTATCTACATCAAACCCTAGATCAACTTTCATACCCACGCCACTACTACTTCTAGTTTTCATTAACTGTATTTGATAGCGTCCGCGCTCACGCATAGCACGACTTGTAAAGATACCAATCAAATTATCTGCTGTATTGATCTTAGATATACCACCACTAATATGCGAATGATCAAACTCAATCTCTTCTACACTACTTCTATTCAGCTGTGATGCTGTAACAAAGATTGTGTTTAATTCCATTGCCAAGTTACGTAGTTCTTCTGATACATACTTGTCTTTTACAAACAAGTTCTCTGCACTAATCTTTTGACCAATTGGATGCATAAGATCTAAGTAGTCAATCAATAGTACATCTACTTTCTTGCCTGTTTTAATTTCATATTCTTTTAAGTATGCACGTACATCATTTGCTGTTTTACCTGTAGGCATGTACTTAACTTGGAATGCACCATTCTTCTTACCAATCATCTTGACTTTCATTTCAACATCATCGATACTTTTAAAAATATCTCTACTTGGAATATCTGTTGTCATACTATCAAGACGCATACTAACTAAGTTCTCTGAAAGTTCAAACGTTAAGTACATTACGTTTAATCCTTGCATACACCAGTTCACACCTAAGTTTGCCATAAACAAACTCTTACCAGAGCCTGAACCTCCTGCAAAGATATTCAGTTCGCCTCTGTTGAATCCGCCAAACAGTTTCTTATCTAGTGTAGGCCAGCCTGTAGATATCTGTCCGTTCTTATCTTTGATAGCCATCAACCTTGCTCTAGGGTCAGCCCAATAGTCTGTGCCTAAGTCTTTTTGCAATCCAATCTGCACAGCCTGTTTAACTAAATCTTCACACGCACCATACTCACCTGATTCAAGTAAGTCTGCACTCTTAAGAATAGCAGCCTCTAGTGCTTTGTGTTTACTGAATGTTTCAAAGTCTTGTAACAACCAATCATAGTGATTCTCTGCTAAATCACCTGGGTGTTTTAAATTAACATCTGCGGCTGCATTTACTATATCAAATGTAGGTAACGCATTATGTTCTTCTACATATGTTTTAATAAATTCAGCTGGCAACTGTAGTCGTCTATCAAATGTCTTTGGATCAAATACACCTTGACAGCGTATAAAACTTTCAGCATCTGTCATAAACATTTCTAGATATACTTTCTGTATATCATAACCATAATCTGTATTTTGTCTAGTTGTCATCTGTAGCCTTTGTACATACTTTTACATTATACATTATAGCAAACTCTTGTGCATCTGTCAAGTTATTTACCATGGGCTTGCCCTTGATATTGAGCGAAGTGTTCAACAACATTGGACAGCCTGTTTCCTCATACCATGCTTCTAACAATCTTCTAATCCCGCTTCCATCTGCTTCAACAGTTTGTACTCTACTTGTGCCGTCCACGTGGGTGATGGCAGGATACAGGAATGGATGTTTGCACTTGGAGGTAAACTGCATATAGTTATTATAGTGTCCTTTGAAGTTTTTGCTTGCGTGTTCTGCGAGCACCACGGGAGCAAAGGGTCTGAACTGTTGTCTTTTCTTAATGTCATTGACTTTGCTTTTGATATCCCTTCCCCTGGGATCAGCAAGTAGGCTACGATTGCCAAAAGCCCTAGGGCCAAACTCCGCCCGACCATTCGCAACGCCCACGATTCCCGTTTTCTTAAGTTCGCTGATTGCTTCTTCAACTGGGTAGTCTCCTTCAATGTTGTAACCCAGGTATGCATGATCCATGGGCATGTGTTCTTTCTTATGAGCTAATACTGACCCTATTGCTGATCCTGCATCGCCCGGGTTTGGCATAATCCATACGTCATCAAAATACTTATAGGCTAAATGGTTAGCACTACAGTTTAATGCACACCCTCCCATAAGAACTAGGTTATTGCTCTTTGTGTTCTTCTTGGCCCATGCCAATATTTGCTCTAGGGTAAACTCATATGTCTTTTGGGTTACAGCTGCAATGTCAAACATATCTTGTTCTGTAGTAAGCTCTGGCTTCCATTGCTTGCACCCTCGGTGTAAGTTCTCTTTAAATCTAATGTCAGGTCCGTCAATGTAATCAAACATTTCATACATGTCGTTCCATAAACGTTGAGGGTCTCCATAAGCGGCCATACCCATTAGTATATATTCATCTTCGTTAGGTTTTAGTCCTACTCTTTGTGTGAGAGCCGAATACCAAAGTCCGATAGAGTTGGGGTATCCTTGTGAATAGACTTTTTTAAGTCTAGTTCCTTCTCCTTCCCATATGGTAAGAGTTTCAAATTCTCCAATACTGTCAATACAAACAACAGTGGCTTCTGTAAAAGGGGAAGTATAATAACCGGCAGCAGCATGGGAATGATGATGAGAAACAGTACGAATAGGAGCAGATATCCCATACTGTCGAAGATAACGATTAATATTGTTTTCCCTAAAGTTGAATCCTTGTCCTGCTCGAAGCTGTCTAAGAGTTTTTCTAAAAGGCTTTTCGTACCAAACAACTTCATCTGGCTCTCCCCATTTACGTGCATAGTTAATTATCTCTTTATTGAGATGTGGGTCATTCTTAACTCCGCTAAAACGTTCAGCGTGACTAGCAAACTCTAGTCCGTTGTCTGTAAACACTGCTAGTGCAGCATCGTGACTGTTAGCTGAAATCCCCCAGGTGATCATACTCCTCCTCCAAAATGTTTTTCATAGATATGGTTAGCATAGTTAATATGATGTTGAACATTAGGATGTCCGTTTTCACCTGTTAACGGTATACTAGGATCATGAATTATTCGACAGCTATCATGATCTACTGATAAAGAATACCAATCATTTGGATCTGGTATTTCATATGGTGACTGTAATGATGTATCAAGAGCTTGTCTTGCACCTTCAAGTTGATCTATATATGGTTGATATTCTACACTTAAATGTATAATCTTTGCACCAGTAGATCTAAGGTGACCGTCTGTCATTGTTTGTAAAACTAAATTGTTATGGAATCGATCATACATAACCAACGGATCAAATGTATAATTTATAGACGACTGTATGTAGTTATAAATCTTCCCTTCAGTTTCGTCAAAAGGATCAGGTTCTTTTAGTTGACTAAGACCAAAGAATTTATTAAAGCCTGGCAATATACGTGTTAGGAAATTGTTTTCTGGTGCTGGTATATGTGTAAGCGGAACGGCTGTTCTAGCTGGCCACTGTAAAGTAAGCCTACTAAAGTATGTCCACATTACTATTACAATGTCATCAGGTTTAATGTTTTGAGCTGACACAGCACATTGTCGAGCAATTTGTTGAAAGCAAGCTCCACGTTTTGCATAATTTTGTACAGGCAAATTAAGTTTATCGCCTAGTAATTTAGGCCAAGCATAGTTACTGGGTTTAAGTATATGTTCATCTGCCCAATGTGACTCTCTACCTAATGCAACTTCTTCTTCTGCTGTGAGTGGAGGTTTAACTACATCTGGAAGTGCATGTCCTTGTGTAATACTACAACCGAACGTATGTAATGTTGTCATGCTAACCTCATTTATATATAAACGGATCTCGTTTTCGTAACTCTTCTAAACGTTTCTTTTGTTTGTATTTGTAGTATGGAGTTTTTAACCATTCCCAAAATCTTTTTATGTAAACCATTTTTTTGCTCTCAGTCTAATTTTTAACGGTGATTCTTCTGCACAAATTGAAATGTTATGTAGTGTATATAGTCTTCCATATTTTTGTACAGCATCGCCAATGTCATTAACGTCAGTACTCCAGTCTGGCATACTAACACTAAATCCTAATTCAATAGATTGTTCAACAAGTTTCTTGCCTGCACTATCTCTATCAGGAACAACAATAATTTGCTTCTGTAACTTATTTAACAGCATTGCTTGTTGTTCGTTTATTTCTGATCCGCCCAATGCGCATCCTTCTATGTGAATAGCATCTAGCTGACCTTCACATACTATAGCAAATGCCTTGTTGTAACTTTGTTCATCTAATCCATATACAAATCCAGGTTGCACTTCTGTTAGATACTTAGGTTTCTTATCTGCTTGTACACTACGCCCGGTCCAACCTACAACTCGGCCTTCATAGTAAAACGGTATAATCAATCTATCACGGTAACCTAAACTAGGTGACCAATAATAGTTTGTATCATCTGTATTTAAATTACGATTGGCCATATATTCTAGTACAGCCATACTATATTTGTTAAAGTCTGTTATGTCTGTTATTTTAATAGCATCGTCTGGCAACGGGACAGTATTAAATGTAGGCAACTGTGCTATTAGTGTCTTAGCTTCGACGCCTTCATTCTCTCTCATAACCTCAAGTGCCACCTTGTTGATTATATCGTCAGGTGCTCCCATCCATTGGAGAAGTTTACGTAACTTGTGACTAAAGTTCCTGCCCGGTTGCCAGCTTGCTTTGAAGCCGCAATTAAAACAATGATAACTTACGCCTCCATCAGAGTTGCTTATTAAGCCTCCTCTACCGCGAGTGTCTGCTCCTGTGCCGTTATGATGACAACAAGGAGCATTGAAACTAAGCCAACCGCTAGGAGTCATTTTCCTTTTAGAAGGCAAGTATGTCAGAACTATATCGTTTACTACACTCATACTATTATTATAGCAGAGGTTTTAAGTAAAGTCAATCAGTTTCTTACTAGTACTTTGGATATTTTATTTGCAGGATCTGCTGTTGCTTTAAACCGTAAGTGACTAAACACACCATTAAAATTAATTGGACTAGGTTCTGTTTCGTTGCCTGTTAATGTTAGTGTATCAATATCTGCCCAGATAGTGTCACCCATAATTTGATTGTCTAATGTTGCTTGGACTACTACATTGCCAACATAGCTATCAGTATAGACTGAAGCTGTATGTAGTGCTTCGTTGCCATTAATCCCAGGTTGTGCTGTAACAGTTTCTGATATCCAATACGGTGTATCTTCAGTAACCATTGTAAATGTAGAAACACTATAACTATCTGTTGGTCCAGGAAATGCTTCAGCACTTACTTTAATAGATCCGTTGTTTTCAAAGTGTGGATCTACATATGTAATTACAGCTTCTTGATTAGCATCAATTAAATGTATACTATAACTTAAAAATTGCTCTTTTACATTTAATAGATCATTTGAAGTAACTGTAACTTTAAACAATCCTTTAATTGGTGTTGAGCCATCGCTAGTAACTTGTACACCATCGTGCTGTACTATCATTTGTTTTGCTTCGTCAAATGCTTGAAACTTGGGAGTATAGTTTGCAAGATCAACTGGTTTTTGATCTGCATTTAAAAGTTTAAATTGTAAGACATTATCAATGCCTTTATATACTTGTAGTTGTCTTGTGTACACTTTTCTATACTCCGTTATAAATCCTGCCTCATTACTAATAAGGGTTGTTCTGTTATCGACTAAATATCTAGGTATTAACTGCATATTATATTTATCGTTGCGAGGACTATGTTAACTAAAGATATTCAAGAAAATTACCCATTCATTAGTGTTGTTACTTACGGCGGTAATGAATACGTTGGTATTATTGCAAATCAAGATCAGTATATAACATCAATGTATGTTTATACCGACTTAAAGACTATTGACGAAAAGAAAGCGTTTTTATCCTTAGGTGAAGTATGGTGGTGGGAGTCAAATAGAATGATTCCAATTAATATCTTTATGCGCAAAGAGATGTTACATTTTCAATACTGTATTACAACTATGAATAGCAAAGATGTAAAAATTACAATGGGACCGTGCGTTAATTTAAATAATTTAACAATTAAAAGAGTAAAGCGTAAAAACGTACAGTTAGTTAAGCGTCCAAAGAATTAAGTTCTTCACATAATAAATTTATATGTACTACTACCGATAAAGCATATGCAAACGCATGTGCTTTTTTAAAATAGTATGTTCCGTCTGTTGGCTTTGTCCATACTTGTTTGTGTATTGTTTCCCAACTCTCGTTCGCTAGATGTCGTTTCGCTGGCCGTATAATTGCTAGTGTTGCTGCTAATTGTTTGACCGATGTGGGCTTCAATCGTTTCAATAGATCGTTGTGCCCGTTTAGATGAAAGACTTTTTCGCTGAAGTCTTCGTGTTCCAGTAGTTCCCATAGTGGTTCCCTTTCCATAAGTTCTTGTAAATGTGCCTCGTCTCTTACATCTTTGTATATAGACACATTTAAAAAATCTAGTTTAAAGTAACCGCGTTCTTCTGCTGTCTTGTGTTCGATTGTAGATAAGTTATCTACTGGGTTGTGTGGTATTTCTGTAGTATACACACCAGTATTGTGTTTCTTTCCTGTATTTAGTTTTGCCACACGATGTTTTAGTTGTGATAATATCACATCTCTATCTGCAAAATCTATATCAATATCTGGCATTATTTTGGCTCTTCGTTATTCATCATATATAACATTAATAATGGTAGTGCATAACATACACATAAAAATAAAAATGCAACTATCATTAAAAATAATTTATATTAATTGTTATACGAAACTTATCATTAGTACACGTTGAACTAAAATGAGGTTCACTAGGATCAAATAGTAATACACTATTCTCAACTGAGTTTACTTTTGTTCCATCATTAAGTGTTGTATAACCATCATTAGTATTTACAAAATACAAAGCACCTCTGTGACTAAACGTATCATCTACATGGGGTTCGTGTTCTAGTATAGTTTCTGTTCCAGGATATAAGTTTCCTTTAACTCTCATCAAACTTCTTGGTTGTAATTCTTGCATTAGCGGAAGTAGTAATTCGTTAAACCATTGACTTGCTGGAGCATGATCCCAATAGAACGGATGATACATGTAAAATTCTTTATCATTATTTGACTCAGTACTAGCAACATTTCGAGATAGGTACCAAGGAAATTCTACATGATCAAATTTATCATAATTGCACATAACAGTTTTAATCTTGTCATGTGCTTCTTTAGATAAAAAGTTTTGTATTACTTCCACTATAGTTTTCCTTCGTCTCTCATTTGTTTTCTAATTTTTGTTGCACTTATGTTATGTATTGTAGCACCTAAATCGTGTTCTGTCAATGTATATCCTACACCCCTACCATAACTAATATCTACAATATTTGGAACAACCATTATAATATATTCTTCGTTGTATGTATAGCCTTCTTTTGCAAGTTCTTTTTTAATATTCTCTTGCACGTCTGTGACCACAAAAGGATTATCATCTTGTATCATAGTGCGTCCGCCTGATGCATCTGTGTCTTGCGGTACAGTTCTAATTTGAATACAAACTTGTCCTGTTTCTGCAAGGGCACGTTTAAACAATTCTGTATGCCCAGGATGCCATGGTTGCCATCTACCTAGCATCTGTGTTGTAGGCTTAAATTGATCAAACATCTTTAACTCCAAACTTAATATACTTGTACCATATTCTTTCGTGTCCGTAGTATAAAACGAACTTAATAATTAGATCAGCCACGAAAACAGCCCCGACTGCTTTCGGAGGTAATCCAAAATACCATGCAATAAGTGCAGTGATAATACTTGCTATAACACGCCATGTAACTGCTTTAGCTAAGTGTCTAGCCTTAGTTACCATTTCGTTCCATCCAGCGTTGTACCACTTGTAACAACTGCGCATGAGTATCGTCAAACCATGTCGCTACATGATAGTCACACTTAGGAGGTGTTTCAAACATATCATTTGTATCTTCAAAGCGACCTCGAGAAATAGTATCCATCCACACAGTAAAGTCTGGATTAAATGCTTTACGTGCTTCTTCGGTGGGGCACACAAAGTCAGCAACAGCATGTTTGCCAGCCATAACTACACCATCACTTAGGTGTTTCATTCTATTGGCTTGTCGCATACGACCTTCAGGAGTAAAGTCCCAATCATCATATTTTTTACGCACTGCATCTGCGTTAATCCATATGCCATCAATTAATTTAGCAAATGGTTCTGCTAATGTACTCTTACCACTACCTGGTAAACCAAATATTAATATTTTCATAAATTACTTTCTCTCGCAACATCTTTTACAAGTTGTACATCATTAGGTAACCTTTTAAATCTCATTGCCCAATGTTGTGGATTGATTACATGATACACCATTTCAAGTTGTTCATCATTAAACTTACTTAGCATAGTTTTGCCACTGGTACAGTTTAATAAGAGCCAAGGTGATATTTTACCGTCTTTAATATTCCATACAGCTCTGTTTAAACTAATATGGTCAAAGTAATGATTCCACGGTGCTGGCTCATTTTCACTTGCCCAGTCTAACATAGTTTTTACACTACGTTCTAATGCTGTTGTTACATCTTCTTTTAATATAAATTGTAGCACATATTTTTCATACATTTCATCTCGTGCCCAGTGATCTAGTTTGACACCACTTGTAACAACGTAATCAATATATCGTTCAGGATATAAAGGTTGGACGTTATTAACAAAACTCCCAAACTTAACAAAAGCATTATAATAGGGACTAGAACAAAAATCCTCATACGTTTTCTCTTTCTTATTGCCTGCACTTAATTTATAAAAACGACCAAATGCATAAAACCCATAGCGTACACGCTTCTCGTCTTTTTGTAACGCTCTACGTTTCTTTTCACACATGTGAGCAAAGAGAGTTTTCTCTCTTACATAACCGCTTCCACAGTATTCACACTTATATGGTTTATCAGAGCTTGACTTCAATGTTATGTTCCTCAGCCAATTGTTTGAGTTCTTTTTTTGTAGATAGTTCAGCAAGTAATTCAACCTCATCTTGTTTCATGTTAGGATATATTTTTTCAAGTAAGGATAATACTTTAGTGTTACCTGTTTTCTTTTTTAAACCAATCCATTGATGATATTCAATCTTTCCTGTATTACCTGCTTGGCACAATAATTGCCATTGTAGCTTAGGGTGTCTTGTTGCTAATACATTCCAGTTTTTATTATAGTATTCGTTTGTTTTAAAAATAGCAAGCTCTTGTTTATCGCGACTGCCTTTAACACTAGAGATATATCTATTAAGTAACCAAAAGCTAACTTGTTTACGTTCTTCGTCACTAAGTTCGTCCCATACATTACTTGCTCCCATATCAATAGCCGCAAGTATGTCTTTTATTGGAAGTTTTTGTTGTGCCATGTATCTACGTCCTCGGGTGAATTTATCTCTACTCCATTATAGTATACACTACTACATCCTATTTGCCAACCACTTTTTAACCAGCGTAGTTGTTCGAGTTGCTCAATAGTTTCTTCTTGGGTAACTTTTAAACTAGGGTAGGCTAATAGTGCGTGACGCTTGTATCCATACACACCTAAGTGCCATTCACCATAGCCAGTAAGTCCTCTGCCAAACCATAATGCTTTACTTGGGTATGCACTTATCATTTTAACAGAGTTTGGATCGTCTTGCATCTCTTTGGGCATATCTGTGTATACTGTACTTACTGATGAATTGTATGATAACTGTTCAATACATTTCTCGATCATCTCCATTGTTACATCGGGCATATCACCTTGTACATTAATGAACTGATCATAATGGCCGCAATACTTTGTAAACATATCATTAGCAACAGCGCCTGCACATCGTTCTGTACCGTTGTTGTATTCTTGCTCTTGATCAATCCAACATGCTCTAGGACCAAACAAATTAAAGATACGCATGTCATCAGTAAGCACGTATGTTGGTAGTTTAAACGCAATACAAGCGTCATACACACGTTTTATCATAGGAACGTTGTCCAACATAGCCAACGGCTTTCCAGGGAAGCGTGTGCTGTTATATCTAGCTGGTATAAGAATAGCGGTGGATGTCATCTACAGTCCTTTCAAAGTCTTCTAGTTTAAGCATGTTAGGACCATCACTTGGTGCTACATCAGGGTCAGGATGGACTTCCAAGAAAAAGTTCCGGATCCCAAGAGCAGACCCACTACGAGCCAACCCAGGCACGTAATCCCTATTACCACCTGAACTAGTACCTTGTCCGCCGGGTTTTTGGGCAGAGTGTGTACAATCAAAAACAATATCATGTTCATAATTGTCGAGCATATACATAAGACCAGTATAGTCAACGACAAGAGTGTTGTAGCCAAAACTTGTTCCCCTTTCAGTTATCCAGACGTCTTTAGCGCCTTCACATTTACTTAGCACACCTTTCATATCCCAAGGTGCCATAAACTGTCCCTTCTTTATATTTACTATTTTGTCTGTAGCACAAGCTGCTTGGATCAAGTCAGTCTGTCTACATAAAAATGCAGGAATCTGATAGACGTCAACTGCATCCTTAAACTCTCTTTCGATACGTGCAATCTGTACATAGTCGTGTACATCAGTTAGTGTCTTTACGCCTAGTTCTACTTTTAATGCTAAAAAGTCTGTGAGTGTAGCTTCCATGCCCAGGCCACGTTTGCCTTGCATACTTGAACGGTTGGCTTTATCGTAACTTGCTTTAAATACGTATTCAATATCATACTTGTCACATACACGTTTGCACTCTTTAGCAATTTCTAAACTTTGGCTGTATGACTCGTGTTGACATGGTCCTGCTATAATTCGCATTTTGATCTCTCTCTTTCTAATCTAATGTTTGAAGCAAATACAACTCTTGCTTCATCGGTCCTATTATAATATACATAATGTTCTAGACAAGAAGGAAATATAATTATTAAACCATCTTCCATATGAGGTTTATATACATTTGGATATTGATCTACTGGATCTAATTCTAGGTATTTTAAATGATTTGATAAGTTTGGTGTCCTAAATACAAATTGCCCTGCATCAGGATTTGGTTGTTTTAAAACAACTACACATGAAAAAGCAGGAACATTTGTTGTTATATGATTATGCAATTGCTGATGATCGTGTTTATAATGAACATTGTACCAAGAGTCTATAAAAACTTCATATGGAAAGCTAAACATGTAAGCATCTAAGTAAGATTGTATATAAGGTCCTGGTAAAATAGTTTCATTTAACAAGTTAAAAAACTCTGCGTCTCCCCATCTTTGTGATGCATTCTTAGAAATACTAGACGATGATCCTTCACAGCTATCGTCTTCATTGTTTAATATCAAAGGCAAATAATGATCTTGTAATTTTTTTAAATCGTCTTCTTGTAATTTATTAATGCTTACAGGATAGCCTTCAATTTGTCTTATCATTTTTATGCTCCTTGATTGTATAATAAGTTGTTACTAATGTATCCAATAATTTTTTTAGTGTTGGATACTTTTCACTTAACTCACATAACTCTCGCCATTCACTATAGCTTATTAAGTCTCCGTTAGCTCTTGCTACTCCTCCTGGGTCGCCGCCTACAATCCAGCGTTCGATCTCAGGCTTGTCTCGATAATGAGCGTAGACGACTCCATCGCTACGCTCATATATCATTGCTTCTCCGGGTAGTAATTTACCCCGTTTCTGTGTCATTTGTACGTCCTTTGATGTAACGTAGTAATAACCCGTATGCTGGTAGGAAGATAATTAATCCTACTACAATTTTTAGTACGGCTTGTGAACCTGCAATTTCAACCCAGTTAGCGGCCATATACTCATCGGCGCTGTTGTTGAATGCAACTGCAAAGAACGTGTAACTGTCAATTACGTTTGCAACGATTGTTGACAATGCAGGTGCTAACCACCATACATTCATACGCTCTCTAATTGCTTGGAACACATATACGTCAATAAACGTACCCACAGCATATGCTGTTGCACTTGCAAATCCAATACGCATTGCTACACTCTCTGGTGCACCTTCTGCTAGTACTACTGCAATACTTGTAATAATTGCAATTGGATATGCTGCGGCAATGGTTGCTCGAGCAATATTCTTACCTAACATTCTAACTGTTAAGTCAGTTGCTAGAATAACCAATGGGAACGTAAACGCTGCCCAGGTCAACTTATACCCAGCAATTTCTACTGGAATCGCAACTAGTGCGTTACTGATTGTGATTACTACAACGTGCAATAGTGCAAGTTTTAGCATCATCTTTTTATCGATGTTTTTAAACATTTCTTACTTCTTTCCTGTTGCGGTGCCTGATGTTCGACGAACAATGTCGTCATGATTAAATTCGGCCCAGTATAATTCAAAAGCGACACCGTCTTCTAAACCTTCGAACTGGTGAATTTTTCCGGGTTTTACCTGTGTAAAGTCCCCTGCTTCAAGGATAGTTTCATCAACTAATCCTTGATCATCTTGCCAAACACGGACAAGCATCTTGCCTGATTCAACAAAGAATCCGTTCCATTTAAATTGATGCTCATGCTCTGAGCATTTGTATCCTGCTTTATATTCGATACGATGAAATTCTAATACACCGTTCGCATGGATAAGCTCTGTGGCCCCCCAAATTTTACCTGCTTTAATTCCCATGTTGTTCTCCTTTACAGCAAATTAGTATAATCTATTACTTCACTCTGTCTACTAATATCTTTAACAAAGTATGCACATAGAGGTTTAGGTCCGTCCTCTATTGGTACACTTAATAATTGTCCGTTTTTCATTTTAGGGAAATACCATTTTACGTCATTGTAAAAATTTGTAATTTGTATATCGCCAAAATCAAATTTATAACTTGATAACGGATTAAAGAGAAATGCCTCAAACCCTCTATCGTTAATTGATGTTAATGGAAGTATTTCTAAATCATTTCCACTAGTACTATCTCCCACAGCCATGCACCAATCTACTGGCATCATTATTTCTTTGCCGTTAATTTGCATTACAATAGCCGGGCTATTAAATGATTCAATAAAGATTAAAGGTATAAAAAAGAAATCAGGATTTTTAGCATCGCTATTATCTAATACACTGAAATGTATTTCGTCGTCAATTTGGTCTGGTAAGTTTGATAATTTATAACAAACGTTATCTAATGTTAGTATTTGCATATAGTTAGTTCCAATCTATTTTTTCTATAGTAAACGGATACTGTGCTTCTTTATAGAATTTTTTACGTTGTGTTAAATGTCGTTTAGCAAATTTGCACGTTGATGTGATATCCCAAATTTGCACAAAGTCTTTGTCCTTTGCCTTTCTTACGCCTCTACCGATAGATTGGATTACTCTTACAAAACTTTTTCCAGGCTCGAGTAGAACCAAGTTAAAGATACGAGGAATGTTAAGACCCACAGCAGCAACTCCATAGGTTGCGATAATAACCTCGTTAGTTCCTTCACGAATCGTATCATATGTTTCTTTCCTATCTTTTACTTTAACTGAACCACTAACAAATGTACTGTTAGGTATTAGCTCTGCTAACATCTCGCCTGCACTAATTCTATCTACGAGTATTAATGTATTGCCTTCTTGACTTACTGTGTTTAATAATTTGCCTATATATTCTACCCTATCTTTATTATTGACAAGATATTTTAATTCTTCTTGATAACCACTGTGTGCTACTGTGTCAATTAGTTGACATATATTAACATGACAGTTTGCTAACACACCTTTGTCTTGTAATTCTTTTGCGCTGATCTGACCAATAACAGGACCTAGTGATGCATGAATACTTTCAAACTCAAACTTCTCTTTAGGCACTGTACCAGTTAGTCCCCAACGGATAGGAGCATTACGTAGGTTGCGTGTAAGCAAGTTCTTAAGAACTTCTGCTTTGGCTTGGTGTACCTCATCGACAATAATAGTGCTCACATCTTCAAGGAATTCTGCAAGGCTTAATACTGCCGAGCCGTCCTTGTGCTTCTTGTCCAAAATATTTAAGGATTGCCAAGTGCATATAGTGTGAGTCTTACCTAGTTGTTTTCTGTCTCCAAAGTATACCCCTACGTCGAGCCCGCAGTTAATATAGTCCTCTTCAGTTTGTTCTACTAACGACTTGTTAGGAACAATTACTAGAGACCTACCATACGGCTCGCTTAGGTGTGACAACGTTGCTGTTGTAATTGTTTTACCGGCACCAGTAGCAATTTGTTGCAAGCTCTGTGGATTGTTTAAAAAGTTATTAATTGCTTCTACTTGATAGTCACGTAGAATAATATCTTCGCCTTCTGCTGGATGACCTTCTGGCCATACTACGCCTTGGTCTTTCCAATATGTTTCTGTTACTGGTGTAAATTCTAATTTAATTGGATGACGTCTATCGTCAATGTCTATAATCTGTACATTATTTTTAGCAAGAACTTGTTGTACAGTGTCTAAGTGATTAACATAACCAGTGCCGCCTATGCCAAAGAAAGCAACCTTGCCATCCCAGCGACCTAGTTTATACTGTGGCATGTAACGAGCATACGGAACTTCAAACTTAAGAGCATTTGCAAGTTTTCTTCGTACGTCTACTTCAAGACCTTCGATCTTAATATTTACTTCATCTTCAATTATTAGTTTACAACTTGCCATTAAACTTCTTGTATTCCATCCTCGTTAAATCTTGCATATTGACTTACGTTCTCGTCATAATGAATTATTAAATCACTTTCATCAACATAAGTTTTAACCTTTGAAATCAACTTATGACTAGACATCAATAAAGTTGCACTAGCCTTCCATTCTGATTTTAGCAATGGTTTTGTTATGTTATTAATACTAATATACACTACTTTTGTATTTTTGTCAAGTGGAGAATTTAAATTATATTTTTTAATAAAGTTATTAAATTCAAAATTCTTATCATTGTCGAGTCTAAACAGCACTGTTGAATCACCTTTTTCAATAAATCCGTTTAGACAATGATATACGCTGTATAGTTGGTCAAGTGGTGAAGAATCTTCTGATAATACAACTAATAATGGAAACCTATTTAATTCTAGTAACGACTCTGCTACACTTTGTAATGTATATTTTGTATTGTTTACAAAAACATTACAGGAAGTACGATTTACAATATTTGTAGAAAGTGTTGTAAAATTGTCTAGACTAGCATTAAGATCATTCTCATCAAAATGATGTAGACCAAATAGTTGTTGTCTGTCTTTGTATAATGCTAGATTCTCAATAGTAGGTTCTCCGATACTACTAAAAATATATTTTTTTGCTATATCGCTTAAATTTTTTAATTTCAAATTGTAAACTCCTGGTATATACTCGTTTTTATTATTATTCATTGTTACTAATTTTTCATAAATGTCAATAATATCTTGATCAATAACAAATTGATTAGATTGAAATTTAGAAACTATTTCAAATATTGATCTTTCATTAAATCTAAAATAATGTTCATGACTTCCTTTTTCATGAAAGTAATCATTTCGATTTACTAGTCTAGTAACTGATTCTAATTTGGAGATTAAATTTTTACTAAAAGGAAACCTAATTTTGATACACAGTACATCTGCATAATATGCAATTGTAACATACTTACTTCTATCAATTTCTCTAAGAGGCATTCTTAAATAATCTAAAGCATAATCGATATTATAATCTTCTTTAAGAAATTGATCTTTGTATTTTAATAGTTTTTCTTTAACAACATTGCATTGTCTATCTGTAAGTGCAGTTCCTTTAAAAGTTTGTCTAGCAATACTCTGTAAAAAAGACACATCAGATGAGTCAAGTTGGAACGAAACATTTTTTCGTAGTCCGACTAGATATTCAAGGCTATCTTCAATGGTGTAATTTATATTGTCCATGTTTACAGTATACTATACTATATAAACGATGTCAAGCGTTTAAGTGGCAATCCTTGAGAAATTTCTTCTACAGTCCATTCAGTGTATGCATAGTCATTTAGCCATTGTGTTCTGTCACAGTATAGAGGATTCTCAATATTACGTAAGTTTTGATCTGCTACATCAAATGCTAAACTACTTGGTCCAGTGAATGCAGGTACACCCTCTATTATACTGTGTATTGCTGGGTTACTTGACCAGCATACAGTTGCCCATATGTTATCAAACTTCATATCAAAGTCATCATATGATCCTTTAATGTGTGTTGGAGTTTGTCTATAAACATTCTTAAATTCATGTTCTATGGCAGGCAACGGACACCTAGGATGTGGTCTAAATATGATAGGACGTTCTGTTTGCGCTCTTATGAATGTTATAGTATTGTTTACCCAATTTGACATTGATGGCATATCTTGCCATTGTAAACTTTTATCGTGTTGTCCTGCGATAAGAATATATTCTCCGTCATAACGCCAAGGCTTTACTTTGAGTCCCAATAGACGGACACGGCTATCGCTATTATTAGTACGGCCAAAATTACCGTCTCTGTTAATTCCATTTAATCCTACCTTCCATGTTGTTCCACGTTTGATCCCGCCTACTTCTAATACTATTGTCGGTCTATCGTTATTCCAGATACTTTCGTTTCTAGCCATTCTACCATTCCAAAGAACGCTCCAAATAACATCAACATCACAAACAGGATCGTTGTAAACAACAGTATGCCCAGCCACCACAAGGCTGTTAGCAAAGGCATCAAAAACTTCTCTACTATTAAGTGCGCCATAATCTGTCCATAAACTAAACTTCATAAGTTAAATACTTTCATACAGTATATAGCCAAGGAGAGACAATGCCGGCAATAACAGTGGTTACAACATTTCATCCAGCAGGATTGGTAAAATACGGACAACGATTTTTAGATAGCTTTTCTACTAGGGTAGACAAACGCATCAAACTTTTAGTATACGCTGAAGATTGTAAACCTATTAATCCAGATCCTACAAGAATAGAAATATTAGATGCAAAGCAAGTGTTACCAAAATTAAATGCATTTAAAGAACGCTGGAAAGACGACCCTAAAGCAAACGGCATTCCGCCAGATGACATTAAGCGTAGACGTAAAGATTGGGATAAAGCGTTTAAATGGGACGCTGTACGCTTTGCTAACAAGACATATGCTGTGTATGACGCTTGTACACGTTCTAAGGACTGGTGTGTGTGGATGGATGCAGATACATTTGTACATAGTGATTGGGCATATGAAGACTTTGCAGAGCTATTGCCTAACACTAGTTGGATCACATATGTAGGTAGAGGTAAAGGATCACAGACGTGGCCTGAGTGTGGCTTCTACGGATTAAATCTAAAAGACCCGTGGTGTCAAGACTTTTTAGCAGAGTTTGAACGTATGTATGAAGATGCTGACAATGGTATATTTAAATTAGAAGAATGGCACGATAGTTTTGTGTTTGGACACATACTTAACAATATGAAACAGACTGCACCTAATGTGCTTGATTACTCAGCAGAAATGTATTTAAAAGAAGCTAAGACAGGTGGAGGAGGACATCCTCTAATTAACACTAAGCTAGGTGCATGGATTGATCATATGAAAGGCGGCCGTAAGGATAAAGGCAAGTCTGACGCTAAAGATATTATGGTTAATCGTACAGAAAGTTATTGGAAAAGTTAATGAAACCATTTTTATTTACAACGATGGAAAATATTATTGGTGATGCTAAGTGTTCATTTATCGGAGAAATTGGCACACACAAAGGCGGAACAGCAAACCAGTTTATTGACTTATTTGCACCAAGAGTACCAAAATTAACCTATCACGGTTACGATATATTTGACGGCAATGTTCCAGATTTAGCCTTTCATAAAAGAGAACGTAACGGAAAAGCACCTGCATTAATATCAGTAGCAGAACAAAACTTTAGAAAAATGAAACGTAAGCATACTAATTTAGAATATAAATTAATGAAGGGATTTACTACTGATACACTAAAGTCTACAGTATTTGATTTTGTTTATATCGACGGTGGGCACAGTTACGAAACTGTAAAACACGATTACGAACAAGTTAAAGATAGTAAACTTATTGTATTTGATGATGTAAAAATTACAGGCGTTAACAAATTTGTTAAAGAACTAATTGCAGATAATATTGACGTTGAAATTGTTACAACCGACTCTAAACATATATGGGGTGTAATTAGGAATTAACATATTGCCGCATATGTCTCCAAGCTGTACCGTCTTCTAACTCTGTAAACTTCCAATGAAACATACTAATACGTTCTAACCATTTTTGTCTATCAAACTCTTTAGGAGATTCAATATCAGCAAATCCTTGGTGAGATACTTCGGCACATTGACTAGTTGCAGGGTCTGTAATAAATGAAGAATACCCTTTTATTATTGGACCAACTACACTACTACTATTATGATTTACCACAGCCCAACAGTCATTTAAATCTTGTTCTAAAGTGTTAGTGCGGCTTAATGAACTATTTGGAACCATAAACAATGCCTGCTGTAATTCTGGTGCTTTTCTATTTGATGCATTATCTTTTGGATGTAATCTTATTACAATAGGACGGTCACTATATTTTCTTATAAGACCGCATGTCTTAAGTATCCATTTTTGTAGATTAAGACTTCCCATACTCCAACCTTGATTTCGCTGGGCACATATAAGAATATTCTTTCCAGTTCTTTTCATTGACTCTAATTGTATGCCAGTATCTTTAGATATCTGTTGCCATCTTTTAGGATCAGGATTGTTATCAAAATATTTTCCAGTATTAGGAAATACACCATCAAAACTATATCTTAAATAGTGATGAGGTTCATTTGTTTTGTTAGCATATAGAAATAAGTTTGCATCAGCGGCGCATACATGTTTATTTTTTGTACAATCCATAACTGCTTTTCGTAGTCTAAGATGCGGTGCATTTTTACCTACCTCGTGTTGCCAACCTTGAATTATCCCAACATCTGCATCAACAAGATCGTAGCCTCTATGTAATATTCCTTGATCGCCAACAGCATTAACTCCTTTAATAAATTTAGTTAATATATCAAATTTTTCTTGACTTTTATTTTTATCCGGAACTACGTTATAGTAACTAACTACTTTCATTTGACTATGTCCCAAGCATAGCCGTTCATCATCTCTTCTCGATTAAACTGACAATAACTTAGGTGACACATCAAAGCGTACATCTTATCTTCACTAGGTTTATTTAAATTTTCAATGTCTGATAAGTTTGTATTACACACTGCTGTAGCACAATTAGGACCTAGTGCAATAGCAGGTTTACCAAAGTTTAAGGCTTCTAATGCTGCAATACTGTTATATGTTATAATACAATGTACATCACGATCCATTGCTGCTTCTAAAGACTGATTAGTAATTCTATGTCTACGATCAGGTTTTAATCTAATTTCAACCGGCCTATCAGTATACTGTTTAAGTTCTTCCTTGACTTGTTGTACCCATTCTTCCGGAGTAGGTTGATTCCAAAGAAACATTACCTTTTCACTTGGCGGCACTAGTAATATTTTTCTTCCTGGACTAAACTTTTTATATTTCCAATTTAAAAGTCTGTCATCAGGACGTGATATAATTGGCTGTGTATTTTGTAATTCGTTTTTAGTAACACGATGCCATATCTTTGCTTTGCTACCTTCATTTCCAAAGTAGCCAGTATCAATAGCGTAAAATTCTCTTCCGTTTTCCCAACAATGTTTAATAGCCTTACGACTACCTCCTCCAAGACCTCTAATGATCAATGGCGTAGTAGTAGTTGCTTCAGTCTTCCAATCACTAAGTCTTCCTCTGCTACCTATAACAAAAGATTGTAAATATTCGTCATATTGAAAATCATTTTTATATTTGCTAATTCCCTCTTCGGGTTCAATAGCTGCATTTTTATGAACAGTACCCTTCATAAATTTGTTTTGTATAATCTTCATTGCTTCCTCCTGTGTGTTGCCATAATATTTTCCTGTAGGATCAATAGGTCCGTTTATTATAGCTTGCACTGCTTCTTTAATATCCGATGGTATTGATAAAGCATTATAGTTAGATCCTTTATGTTTTGTTGCTAGAACTTTTTGTTCTGCACCTTTGATAGCTGTTTCGTAATACTTGCGCTCGGCTCTATAATATTCTAGATTATATTCGCAATCTTTGTATTGTTCAAACCAAGGACCACCTTCTGTGTAGTGAAGGAATTTAGGTGCACCATCTTCTGGTTCATTGTACCATCCAACTAACCAGTTCCATTCGTGACTGATTTTACCTACTTCACTGTCATCTAGCCAACTAAATCTATGCAGGTACTTACCATCAATGTCAGGGTCATTAACTAGATCTTTTGTTAGTTTTGCATTGCTAGAATGTCCGCAATTAACTAACATCATACTACTCCAATTTTTACGTGGATAGTTAAGCTGTGCTTGGCCGTCCATTTTAAAACCTTCTTTAGGAGTATAATCGTGCTGGGCGCACATTAATGCATAGTTGTCGTCTGCTTGATCAAACAACTTCTTAACATCGTCTAATGCAATAAAGTCACAGTCGATAAACAATGCCCATCCAGTAAATTCTGTAAGTTCAGGAAGCAAGAAACGAGTAAATGTAAATTCTGTACTTGCTAATTTATCTGACTTGCGCCAATATAATCCTTCTCGTTTTAGTAGTCGTTGTTTTAAAGGTATAATTTCTACATCAACACTTGCTGTGTCTATTATACTTTGTTTACATGCTTGGAATGCAATATCTTCTCGACTATCCCAACCTACAAATATTTTAAGGGGTTCGCTCAATATCTTCCTCCACGCAATTTGTTCCGTATTGTATTTCTACTAATTTTAAGTCAACATCATGTTCGTTAGTAAGTTGATGCCACATACCTACAGGTATATGTAAACTTCTATGTTGTTCAAACACTCCGTGTAATTCAGCATCTGTACTGCTGTCTAATGTATATACTGTTGCTGTACCTTCTGCAACAAACCAATGCTCACTACGTTCTTTGTGCCGTTGCATCGATAGTTTGCCGCCTGGCGGCACAGCTAATTCTTTTACTTTAGTATGTTTGTCGTATTCGTGTAACACTCTGTAGTACCCCCATGTACGCTCAGTCTTTGGTGCCTTCCACTCGTTTAGTATCCAGCTACTTGAATTCATCTTGTTGGTTCCGCCAACTCCGTATACAAAAGTTACACGAGGATCTTTGCCCCATTGTTCTTCTTCTGGTACTTGGCCTTTTGTACGGTCGCCGCCGTTAGCAAAAATAATTTCTATGTTGCCGTTTGTTGCAAATGTATGGAAGATTGCTCCGCCTGCGTCATCGTGCTTGTCATCGTTCATAACATAAGTTGTTTGGTCTACAATATCAAGTGCTTCAATAATTTTAATACGCTCTTTGAAAGGCATAAAGGGTCTGCCTTTCTTGCGTGTTAGCCAAGCATCACTGTTTACAGCAACAATAAGTTTGTCGCCGAGCTTCTTTGCTTCTTTAAAATATTCAATGTGACCTGAGTGAAGTGGATCAAATCCGCCAGTTACTAGTACGACTTTCATGTAGATATTTATATTGGAAATTAACGTATATTACTCTTTGTGAGTGAACTTGTACTTAATGCTGTACGTATGCAAGTACGAGAATTATGTAGTATATTACCAAATAAGAACTGTTGTAAGTTATCTATAATTGGTATCTCTTTATTAATCATATTATTAAAAGTTAAATGAAATGTATTAGGATAATCAAGCCAATGATATTGATTAAGAGAAGTTATATCAATCTCTCCCTTACCATTACGTACTGATCTAAAACGTTCCCATGATTGTAATATTTCATCTTTTGATCTAGTTATAATAATTTTTTTAAATGGTAAAAATAAGGAATGAAATTCGTCTGTATAATTTAGATGTGTAACAGCAAAATGATTATCACTAATACGTCGAACAGTCGTAGAAATATGCTCTGTAGCGGTGTATTCATCTTTATTAATTAACGAATTATATATGTTACTTAAATCGTATTGTTGCTGTTGATATTCACTTAAATGAATACCTTTAAATTTAAGTCCAAATTCTTGTAACAAATTAGCACACAAATATGTACCAGCTTTTGGTTGACTAATTATTAACGCTCGCATTCAAACACTAATCCATATTCTCTAAAAAACTCACGCTCCATTGAACTATGACGTTTTACTTCCTGTGTAAGTTTTTCATTAAAAACAAATCCATATTGTGTAAATGTATCAATCCAATATTCTTTAGTATTACAATTAACATGATGATGTCCTTTTTTTCCTACTGGAGCATATGTCATACATACTGTTTTGCCTTTTTGGAATACTCGCATAAAGTTATCCAAAAACTTTTCTTCTACATGTTCAACAAACTCGCAACTCCAAACTAAGTCATATGTTAAAGGAAATTCGTATGGACCAGTAGTGAAGTCATGTATAACAACATTGTTTGGTAAATTTCTTTTAATAGTGTTGTCGCCGTCAATACCTTGAATATAATAACCAAGATTATATGCTTCATCAAGCATACCTCCTGGGCCGCATCCAATGTCTAGATAAGTTTGACATCCTTTAGATTTGAAGTATTGTAATATGCCACGATCAACATGTGTGATGCCCATATGCCCGCCTAGGTGATTTGGTAATGTCATTTTGTTATCCTTAAATGTTCCCACATGTCGCCGTTAGCGATTTCTTCATTATTCCATATAGTATACGCAATCTTATTGCACCAAGTATTTATTTGTATATTATAATCAAGATTTTCAATCTGTGAAAAACATTTATGACCAATGTCATATGCTGAAGAAGTGCTACTTAATGTAAACACAGGTATACCTTGTTCAATGGCTTCTACACAACTGTTACTACTATATGTGACTACGCAATATGCGTTATCAAAATCTTCTTTTAATCCTAGGCCGCCATTAAGTGTTGTTGTAGAATTATAATTTTTACTCATACTAACATTTTTATATGTACTATTTAAATATTCTTCTTTTTCGTATAATGCTTTACTACCAAGAGGATGTAGTCGAACAACTATAGGACGTTCAGTATGTTTGCGTATTTGTTTTATTTGTTCTATAATATAATCGTCAAAAGATTTATAACCAGCATCATACATTTCTATTAATGCACTATCGCCTTCTAATTGTCCCATTATTAAAATGTTATCACCAGGACTGTGCCAATCAATAAAGTTAAGATTATTTTCTTTTTGTATTTTTAACCAACGACTATCGTCTACATTAGTATTATTAAATTTACCAATACCATTTTTATAACTAGTCCAGCCCCATCTTTTATAAGTTGGTAGCTGTCGCATAGCACCTTCTTCGCATACAAGAAACGGAAGATTGGTACTTAATACATATTTGTAAGCATCAACTTTATCTTGTCTATTGTAAGTAAGATAAGGATTGTAAATATTAAACTGTACAAAACAATCTGTATTATAATTTTTATTTAGATTATATTTTGTAGAGAAATAACTATCACGATGTCGTCTAACTCCGGATTCAAATTGTTCTATTTTATTTTTTACAATTTGTTTAAACCCGGTTATTATCATAAGTTTCTCGTGAGGCTCGCTGTATCTATATTATTACCGATGGCATAATAAGGATGCAATCTAGCAACTGTAGGCACTGTTGTTTGAAGTTTAACTATAGTTGCATTAATTTGTTGATCAGCTGGTCTGTGACCATTAACCTGAATATATCGTATAAGTTTTATAGCGGCATGTGGTTTTATTATATAAGAATATGCGCCTTTAAAATAATCTTTAAGTCCTTGCTTTAATACCTTTGTAGGATCATTAGTATACGGTTCGACTGTAATATCTAAATGTTTTTCGTCTTCTAAGTCAAATTCGTAATTTTTACTATATGGATCTAGTCTATCTAGTTTTAATACATCATCAAATTGATTTAATATTGTATCGTCGATTGGTCTAATTAAATAGCCGTCATGTTCTAAAATAATAATAGGTTCATTTAATTGTACACAAGTCTGCCATAGATAATAATGACTAAAGAAACAACCAATGACACCTAGTCGACCTTTTTTAAATTTTCCTTGTTTTTTTATCTTTGTTGTATTATAGTGATGTTGGAAGTCGTTGCCGTTTATTGCTTTGTAATATGATGGACGAAGGCCGTGTTTAACAGCCTGTAATAAACACTCTTCTGCCATTTGACTTGAATGTTCATTTTCTTCTAGTCGTATGATAAAACTTTTTATCAAAGACTTGCGTCCTCCATACCAGCTACTCTAAGTTTTACAACATTAGTAATTTGCCATTGCTTCTGGTCAAGCCCTTTTAGTAAGCCTAACCACTTGTTACGCATTAGTGCAAACTCGTTGATAATCTTTTCATAGTCAACAACGTCTGCCTCACCGTCAACGTATTTTTCAACGTCACGGCTTGACAGAGCTCGTTGATAATTTTCAAGATATTTCTTAAAGTATGAACTACGCAATCTGCGTAGCTCAATATTTAGATAGTTTAGTATAGCTTCAATTTCTTGAAGCTGATTGAAACGATGCTCAACGATACCGGGCATTTCTGCCGCGGCACGTTCAACATTACCTTTAAGTTTTACTTCTTGACGAGCATCAAGTAACTCGTTTTCAAAGAAAGCTACAGCACTAGGTATTTTAGAAACGTCTCTAGATACTTCGCTATACCAACCCATTATTCATCCCATTCAGATTCTTCGTCGAGATCATCTTCATTATCTAAATCTAAATAATATTTAATAGCATTATCTAAGGTATAACAATGCCCAAAGCATTGTTGAAAAGTTTCGTCATTAACGCCATAGTCTGCCATTAAGTCGACATACTTTTCTGCAGCCATTTCAACATGTTTTTTATCTAAGTACTCTTTCAAAGATGTCCAAATATCAACAATTTGCTCGTCATCCATACTATCTATTCCTCTGTTATTAAGTTTTCATCTATAAGTTCGACGTCATCCTCTACAACGTCATCAGAGGTATTTACCACAGGTGCCAATTTCTCATTGTATTCCGACATAATCATATTCATCTTAGACGGTTCCATCCATGCCTTACGATAATCGAGATGTTCTTCACCAGCTAGATCAATATACTTGAGTCTGTTACCTTGTTTTACCAACAAGTCTTTCTTCTCGAATAATTCAATAAGACCGCTGTAAGGATTCATACCTGTTTCGTATGGAATCTTTACTTGTACGCCTTCGAACGGTTTTGCATAACGAGTTTTCATTACTTTACAACCTGCTCTAATACCACGTACTTCGCTGATCTTATTACCAGCTTCATCTTCTTTTAGTTTCATCTTTTTCATTGCAACAACAATACTCGATGCATAGATAAAGCCTTGTCCGCCACTGATCTTGTCATCTGGGTCAAACATATCTTGTGATGCATATGTGTGGTTAGTACATACTAAGCCTACGTTGTAACTACCAATCATGTTAACAGTATTACGTACAAGTGAAGTTAGTGCTTTAGGCTTACGACCCATGTCACCTTTCATATCACCCTTGTTAAACTGATCAACATCTGTTGGTGTTAGTAGCATACCTAAACTGTCAACTACAAACAATACTTTAGGACGATCTTCTTCATCCATTGCTTTGTAGTCTGCCATAAATGTACTAATAGTTTTTGCTACATCATCGATCATTGACATATTAAGTTTGAGAAGTTTGTCTTCTCCTGTGTCAACATCAAGAGCTTGTAGCCAGCTCTCGTCAAGTGCATTCTCTGAGTCAATTAATACTACAAAGATACCTTGATCTTGTGCGTGTTTTACAATGTTACCTGCACAGAAATAACTTTTACCTGCGCCAGATTCTCCTGCAAACACTGTTACTTTGCCTAGCGGAACACCTCTGTGGAAGTCACCACTAATAAGATAGTTTAGTGCATATGAGCCTGTTGAGATCCAATCTGTAGGATCGTTAAAGCCACTACTCATGCCTGAGATACTTTTAGTCAAGTCCTTACGGAACTTACTAACATCAAACGATTTAGCCATATTTTTCTCCTGTTTTAAAAGTTGGGCAACTAAAAAGGGTTGCAATCTTGTAAAAGCAACCCTTTTAGTATGCTTTTATTAACTTTGACGTGCTCTAATCATTGCTAGAATGTCACTTGCATTGCCTTCATTCGAAGCCGCTGGTGCCGCTTCTGGTGCCGGTGCTGGTGCTGTTTCTGCTACTGGAGCCGGAGTTGCTTCTGGCTGTGTAACCGGTGCGCTTTGACTAGTTGCTGTTGCTTGTGGGCTTGCAGCTTTAGTCGGATCACCTGTACGTGCTTGCATACCTGCAGGACGGAAGTAACTACCCCAACGATCTGCATCAAATGCTTCACCGTCTACTGACGCCTCAAACATTTCTTGCATTACTTTGATTTCAACTTCGCCTGGCTTCTTAGGTAAAAAGTCACTTAGATTAAACAAGCCATGTGTATTAACAGCTTGCATCTCAGTATCACTTAATGGACGCTCTCTACGTGCCCAATTACTTGTGCCATAGTCTGCATAACCACCTTTTGATGTTTTGTTAAGACGGAAGTCAACACCAGCTGTATAATCAGTTGGCAATTCTTCCATGTCAGGATCCATAAGAGCCGCTTTAATAATTTGGAAAATCTGTGGACCAATAATAAAACGTCTAATTGGATTCTCAGGTGCTTGATCATCAGCTAATGGATTATCTGTAACAAATCCTTGGAAGATGTATGAACGCTTCTTCCAATACTTACGACCCATGTCTTCTAGACTTGGATCTTTAAACCAACCACGTACTTCGTTAAGAATATTACATGTTTCACCATACATTTCCATACATGGAATTTGTACTTGTGTTGGACGTGAGTCAGTTTGACCCTTAATACCTGCAAATGGAAGTTTGATCATCAAACGTTCTTTCCAAAAGAAAGTGCTGTCTTGATCGCCATCAGGTAAGAAACGCATCGTTGCCGACTCGCCTTCCTTGATATTCCAAAATGGGTAAATTGGGTTTGGACCTTGTGGTCCGCGGTTTCCACCTCCGCTGTTCGCTTCTTGCTCTTTGAGCTTCGCTCGGATTTCTGCTAATGATGCCATAGTTTGTGCCTCCTATAAATGCCTATGTCTGTTTTGTAGCTACATTGCTACAGTGCCTTTTTGTTTGTAGCACAGTTTTTATTATATGCTATTCTACAAACTTTGTCAAGTCTTTTTGGAAGAAAAACTTAAAAAACTTATAGTAGGACTATTATAGCCCTGCTAATCTGTATAAATCTGTTTGGCTAACGTCAAGTGTATTGTCTACTTCTTCTTCAGCATTTGTTTTTTCTGGTAAATTTATTACAGTATTATAGGCTTTCTTTAACATATCCATAGTAACTGTATCTTCACCATTATCCATTGCATTAAATAATTGTTCGATAGGCTCTATTTCATAACTATATCCTGCCATATCTAAATCATGAATTTTTTGCCCTAAATCAAAAGTTAATTTTTCATAATCAGGTGAACCTTTTTTTGTATTACCTTTCATACGATCATTAATTTTAACCAAAGTTTGTATTGTTGATGCTTTTACTCTTTCTGGTGCAAACTCATCATCTAAACTTTCTTCAACTGGTGCTTCTGTAGATTCCATTTCTTCTTCTCTGTAACCCATTACTTCTGATACACGATTGTTAATCTTTTCTAGGAATTGCTTTGCAGGTTCAATAAAGTGTTCACCATAATCCTTTTCTACCATAGTAAGGATTGCTGTTTCACCTTTTGGAAACTGTCCTGTTGTGTAATCAAAGTAACTAAGAATAAACTCTCCTAATGGAGTCTTTTGTTCATCTTTTTCTAATTTAATCTTTTCGCCGTCTGGTCTGTTAATCTCATCGCCTTCGTTCTTTTTACAACTACCTGGTTCACCTGCTGTTGTGCCTGGAACTCTTGAATAGCCTTTCCAACACTTGTCGTAAATTTTACTGTTACCGTGTTGTTCGCCTTCTTCAATTTCTTCTTCAGTCATACCTAGTGTAGTCCAGCTTTGGTTGCCACAGTCTTCACATGTAGTTTCTGAGAATTGACCCATCAGTTCTTCAAATGCTGATTCAATTTCATCTTCATATGCTGTGAACCCCATTGGCGGCATTCCTCTGCTTGCACCACTTGGTCCTGTACCCATTGAATATGGAATCTTTATAACTTGACCTACTTGTATTGCTGTTGGATCTGTTATTTTATTATAATCTAAGATATCTTTTACAAACGCTTGTACATCTCCGCCCATGTTATTTTGATGATTCAATGCTTTTGCAATACCAAATATTGTCATACCTGCACGTATTTTAACTGTTCCTGCAGGACCTCGAACGTTATCCATATTTCCTTTATGACGAATATCCATATCATCATCAGATGGATCAGGCATTGCTTGTTCGTCTTCACCTAATAAATCTTCTGGTCCTAATTCTTTTGCTTTGTTTACTTCACTTACTAGTTTGTATATGTACGGAAATACATCTGCTAGTTCTTCGTTAAACTGACGAATAGTAAGTTGATCAATCCAATTTTCAGCAACGTCAGTAGGAACTTCTTCCATCATTGGTTTTTCAAATGCTTCAAATGTTTCTTTGTAATAATTTTCACGTTGAAGACTTTTTAATGATTTACGTATTGTTGCCATTCTTTCTGAAACAGCTTCAACATATCCATCTAATCCTTCGGCCATTACACTTGAACGACCCATGTAAGTTTTAAATTTACGTAACTTACTTAATTCTTCTGACATACTAACAATGTGTGTTCCAAAGTCATCATACGGTGCTCCGCCTTCAGCAACGTGTCTTGCCATTGCTCTTGCTCCAGTTAGATGTTTATATGGATACTTAAATTTTTCACCGTCATTATTTTCTACATATATTGCACTGATGTGTCTAGTTCTATCTACGGCATTTTCTTGATTTACAGGAGCATTGTGCTTAATGCTTACTCTTGCACTTCCTATATTTTGGAAACTAGATCTGCTAGTTCCATACATTGTTGATTCTGTCATCTGATCTTCCCCGGTACGAGTTAATGCTAAAAATTTGTAATCTCTTCGATCTAAATTAGACTTAGTAATGTTTCTTGTATCAAAATTTAACAATCTTTTTTTGCTAAACTGTCTTAGTTCTTTTAAAAAATTGTACCAGTTATCCTGTGTCATTTGATCTTCGTTTGCAACAAAGTCGTTGCTATACATAACAGATATACTCTTTTCATCTAGGCTAACACTTACTTTACCTAATGAGCGTCCGCCTTCTTTATATTCAAAATCATAATACCGTGCTTCAGTAGGTATATTAGTAACTTTTCCTTCGTCACTACCAATAGTAACACTAGGAAAACGTCCACGTATTTTATTGAATAGATCTTCTGCTATATTCTCTAAGTTCTTCATGCTAGTATTTATCAATAGTTACTACTAATAAAGATAGGCATGGGCGGCTCGTAATCTTCTAAATCTTCTGCTTGATTAAACGTACTATAAACTCTAGGATCCCAATCTTTAAGAACACTCATCATTCTAATAGCAAGTAATGTTGCGCTTACTAAGTCGTCACCCATACCACTTTTTGCTTGATAGCTTGATCCTGTTGCAACAAATCCTTTAAGTTCTGATATTAAAGGTTTGCTATGTATTACCATTTTATCATTTTCGATCATAGTTTTTAATCGACTACATGCTGTAATTTTAGTACTGTGTGTAGTATTAAATCCTTTACGGAATTTTCTAACATGTCCTTTACGCATTGGTTCACTTACAAACAGTCCGGGTATATTTTCTTCACCAAAGTCATTAATAACAAGCAAAGCTGCTTCGCCAATGCCGTTGTTTTCGACACTCCAATATATTCCGTTTGTGTTCTTAGTTTCTTGTTCAAGATATTTACATATATCTGCAAGTACTCTTACCTGTCCAGGTATTGCTGTTTGGTTGTGTTGCCATTCAGCTACTTGTTCGTAACTAGGTAATTCAAATACTTGTATAGCAGCATTATCTCCACCTGTACCCATACTAGGATCAAGTGCTACACAATATGTGTATTGATTAGTTGGTTTTTTATACCAGCGTGTTTGTCCCATATTAAGAGCAGGTTTTCCGCCCTCCATAACAGCAAGTTTAATTGAATTAATTAATGTTTCATCAAATACTAAGAATTCACAACCATATTCACGTCTAAACTTTTCTTCTCCGATGCGTCCGATTTCTTCTGTCTTCCATTCTTCATCTCTGTCTGGATGTTCGTCCCATTGTGCAACAAAACTATGGAAGCCGTTTATACCTAGTTCTTGTTCGTTGCCATGCGCATCAAACTTTTCTTCAGCTTGTTTCCAAATAGTAGCAAATGTATCTTCATCACTGTTTGGCGTACTTGTAATAATAGCACGACCACCAGTTGCTAGTGTAGGTGATATTGATGTCCAAAACTCTTCCGCGATGTTAGGTTGCACAAATGCAAACTCGTCACAGTATAGTAGCGAGATTGACATACCACGTCCTGTATTGCCTGTTGTTGTCTGTGCAACAATACGTGATCCATTTTCGAATTCAATTGATTGTTTGTTGTATGATGTAACACCTGCTCTAATATGATCAGGACAAGTTTCATATACATAACGTATACGTGACATAATTTCTTGTGCGCCTGTATACTTGTGCGCCGCTACTAGGATAGTTTGATCTGGATTAAACATTGCATACCATGCTAGATAGATACTAGCACACGTAGTTTTGCCTGTTTGTCTAGGCATCATGTTAATATTAAAGCGATAGTTGTGATAACTGTGCATTAAACGTAGTTGATACTCATAAGGATCAAACATAAGTTTACCTTGTACAGGATGTTGAATGAAAGCAAAATGTCGTGCAAAGTGTAAGTACCCTTCGTCAGGATCCATACAAGACATAAGATCTTGCATCTGTTCTTCAGTAAATGTTTCTTGTTTATTTGCCTTCTTAATTAAGACGCCGTCTAATGATGCTGCCATACTGTATTTAACCTATAATATCGTCATAGTAGCCTGTATCGAATCTTAAATCAAACAGCTTACGTTTATCTTGTTGTATTAGTACAGGTACAGGTGATGCATTAGGGCCATTAGTTGGTTCACTCCATAGCCATTCGTATTCACCATTGTCAATTTTTTTATGTAATTTTTTTAGTCTTCTACGATTGTAGTTTGGACAGATATAAACAATGGCCTGGTTGTTGCCTAGTGGCTCAATTTCTCCAGACCATTGTGTAATTTTTAATTCGCCTTTTTTAAGAGCTGCGCCGCTCCATGGACATACAGGTTTAATATGTTGGAAATATTCTTCCCAATTAACCTCTTGACTTCTTGCCACGACTCTTTTTACCTCTAGAGCCCTCAGTTGTCTTAATATCTTCATTGCCACGTGATGCTTTTAATTTCTTTTTACCACGTCCTCTGCCCTCGACAGTTTTCTTTTCGCTTAGTGCAGCCCAAAGTTTTTCTTTAATCGATTCTGTAGCTGGATCTTTGACACGCTCTGAACCTTTTGGTTTTTCTCTATTAATGCCGCCGCTTAGATCTCTTGTCATATACTCGTGATCTCTATACTCTTCTTCACCTTCTGAATCTAGTGGAGAGTTTGACCATTCTTCAACTTCTTCTTCAGCATCCGCTTCTGCTTCTTCACGGTCGTCGCCAGCTGACATAATAGAACGCATAGTTGCCATATCCATTTCTTGTCCTGATACATTATGTGAATCAGTATCAATATGCGCATCATGTGCCATTGGCATATCTACATGCTGTTCAGCATTGCCGCCTGCTAATTTAATTAAGTCCATTAAATCATTTACGTTTTCTTTACCTGACGCTGTAACACTTATTGTTACTGGGTGTCCACCTTCTGACGACATTGGCATTTCTTGTGATGCCATCATATTATCGCCGCATTCTTCAATTGGTGCTTGTGTAACTTTATTTAATGATTCTAAAATTGATTTCATACTTCCTGCATCAGCTGCGCCTGCTGGTTTTTTGCCTGCTGCTGCTGCATCCATATTTTCTAATATTTTTTTCATATCCATTATTTTGTCTCCGTTGCAGCAAAGTCGCGTTCTTTGCGAGCTGTTTCTAGTTCTTTAAGTAGATCCATTACCCTGTTTTCACCAACGCTATCTTGGCCGCTTTCGCCGCCCATATCTTCAGTGTTAAGTATTGCTTCGTATGGCTCTTCTTTAACTGGTGCTTGTGTTAGTTCTAATGGTTCGCCTTCAGCTCTAACAATCATATGTCCTGCTGGAACGTTGCAAGTATTTACTAGGTAATTATGTAATACTTGTGTAGTAGTTGGATAGTTTACTTCTGCTTCAAATGTATGTATTTGCATATTTTGAAGTTCTGGAAAATCTAAAGGACGTTCTTGTATTGGTGTTCGTTTTGCATTACTTAAACTTACAAGATCAAATTTACCAAGTGCTTGTTTCATTTGCTCCATACAATCTTCAGGCAACTCATCAGCAATGCGCACAATGAACTTGTATGTTTTTTTAGATTCTACTAAAATGTCTTTAAATTTTTTCATATTAACTGTCCTACTTATATGTTATTTATCTTTATCTAACCCTTTGAGCTTCTCTAGTAGACTATTGCGGTCAGTAACAACATAGCCCTGTCCTTCAATCATTCCAGTCTCTCCGCCGCCATCTTTATCTTGTTTTTCTTTTTTAAGTTGTAAATCAATCATTTTTAGCTTTTTATCTAACTTAGCAACTTTAGCATCTAGGCTAGTTTTAAGCATGCCGCCGGCAACTTCAAATACACGCCCACTATAACGACTTTCAACATTCATACCAAGATCCATTAAATCCTCATATGCTGACATTGCTTTTTCAGCAACTTCGTTTAATTCTTTATCGGCCATTTCGCCTAAACCTTTTACAGCTGGCAATGCACTAGCTATTTTATCAAACTCTGCTATATCTCGCAAACTTTCTTCTTGCTCAATAACAGCCGATTCTTTTTTCTTCTTTTTTTCTTCTTCCTTTGCTTGATCCAAAATTTCTTTAGAGTCAGGCAAATTCAGTAATTCTTCAAGTTTTTTAGTCATAAGTTAGATCCATTATATGCTACTATTATTTATATCTTTTGAATAACCTAATAATTTAAAGTCTTTTTTATATGTTTGATATATAATTTTTTTTGAAGCAGATGTGTAATAACTTCTCCAAGGCTTATTGTTAGTACAATTAAATTTATACAATGGCTCTTTAGTGCCTAATAAATCTTGTATAAACTTAAAGTCCTTGTCTAATGTTTCCATTTTTAGTCTTTTGTCTACAGGTAGATAATGATGCTGTTCTATACCTAATGGAAGCCAAGGTAATTTTTTACAAAACGATAGAAAACTTAAATTATTTCCATGCTCTTTCATAACAGTATTGTGCCAGTCAGTATTTGGTATTTGATGGAAGTAAGGTATTGATGATTCTAATACTTTTTTTATATCGTCTTCATACAAATATTTGTATAAACTTACAGCTCTAGCATAAGGGTTTCTAAATACTGCAAAAGTTGTACCTAAATTAACATTTAAAGATTGCATTTCTTTTACAGTTGCATGGCTAGACGGGTGTAATGTCTTACTATTATCATTGCGCATGATATAAGCACTAATACTTTTGCCTGCGGTTTTAGGAACATGTAAAAATGTCCAGGGATTATTATCTTTGTCGTAAAATGTTATATTCATTTTCGGCGGCCTTGATGAAATATATCTCCCTCATTTATAATTCTAAACGTAATGCCCTTTTGTTTACACCATGCCCTAGCTGCTTGCCATTTAGCTTGATTAACTACAAAGTGTAATTGATTTGCTTTGCTTTTTCCTAATTTTTCTTTAATTGTTTGATTAGCTGGTTTAACTTCAATTAATTCAACTTTTTGTTTTCCTGAATTGTCAGCATATGCAATAAAAAAATCAGGAACATATATTGTATATTTTCCACTTAGCGGATTTCGATAAGGTATGCGTATTGCTTCGCTGGCCCATTGCGTTACATTAGGATTTTCATCACAGAATTTCATAAATGCAAATTCCCAACTACTACGATAGGTAGGAGTTTTATTGCCTACAAACTTTTCTGCGTTTTTGACTGCAAACTTTCCTTGTGCAAATCTAGCCATGTTATTTCTTATTCGCTCTTAAATCGTAATTTCAACCCGTTTTTAAACACAAAGTTACCTTTTACTCTAGCTCTAAGAACCACAGGACTAATAAACTGATAGCCTACTCTTGCTGCTCCGCCTTCTAGGCTATTATAATCAAACCAGTTAGTATCAGTAGCACTTACTGATTCAGTTCCGTAATAAAAGTTTGATTGATCTTGTACATCTAATGTATTAAGATATTCATATACATTTTGGTAGGTCCAGTTTCGATTTAATCCTATCAAGGTAGAAATAAAACCAGCAGCAACAGGACACGCTGCACTTGTACCTCCAAACGCACAATCTTCTGGAACACCTGCACCACTGCCGCTATTAGCAGTAAATCCTGGATATGTATCAGGATATCTACCTTCTGAAGCATAACTTCTATTTGCTGCTAGTGTGCCGTCTGCAGGCATATAAAAATCTATACCTTCTCCTCTGTCGCTGTAGGTTACTTTTCTTTCCAAGTTTCCAACTGCATAGTCGTCGTCTAATGCACCGATGTTTATAGTTTTATATGTAACTTCGCCTGTAATGCCGTCTACAGTTTTGCCACCTTGTTGTGGAAATCCACGTCTATTTGTTGTACCTGTAGTTGCAACACCAAATTCAAAATAATTACTATTTTCTAAAGTAGTAGCTTCACCATTACTAATATAATTGTCAAAGTCTTGATGTCCCCAATTTACTTGTTTTTGATTACTGTTGCCAGCAGCGCATACAAATATAACGCCACTATCAATAAGTTCGTCAAGTGCTGTAGTAAGTGAGTTGGTTTTCATTTCGCTTTTCCAACGGCCAGCATCGCCTGTGAGGCCCATATGACGAATAAATTCAGGTTCTGAACCAGTGCCGCTATATTGAACAGCAGCATCTTCACGGAAATGATAGTAATCGTTAAAAGCACCTTTACTTGCACGATAGCCCCAACTGTTTGAACTTACTGTAGGATCCTGTGTGCCGTATGTAATATTAACAGGTTTGGTTTGATGGAAAATCTTTTGTATATCAAAGCCTCTTTCAATATCACTGCCGTATGTGCCATATAAGTTAAGTGCCCATTTGTTAGCGTTGTATGCCCAGCCCTGTGTTCTACCGTATGTAAGCGCCATACAGGGCGTACAGTGCTGTCCTACAGCACTTTGTGCTGTGTTACTGCCGTTACAGTTAGCTCGCGTGTAAGAGCTTGTAATAGACGATACAGCACCAGCACTAGGATTTGCAACATTAAAAGTACTACTTCTGTTGCTAGTGCTTGTCCACCAACCTCTTGCGAAACTTTCGACTGGTACCGTTGTACCGTCCCATCTTGTTGTGAGTCTGTTTGCTGCATCAGCATCAAAATATTCTGGATCTAGATAATAAGGTGCATCTAACACAAGGTCTAACACATCGCATGTGCCGTTGCCTGGCAGTTTGTTGCCGCCTGTGTATCCAGTAGGTTTAGCACCTGAACAGTTGTTTTGAAATTCAGGATGACCTATCCAGCCAGCGCCGTCGTCTGCTACAATTACGTCAACATCCTTACCGTTACCGTACTGTTGTATATCGTTTTCTACTACAAAATTATCTGTATAACCGTTGTCTACCCAAGGATCTAATTTTTGCATAGGGCGTAACAATTGATACCCAGTACGATTAATGTCTGTTGCACCTGGCACACCCGGTAGGGTATTGCTTACTTCAAATTCCCTATAGACTTTTACAGTATCATTCCATCGATTAAACAACTTTGCTGGAGTTGCTTGAATTTCATCTGGCGGAGCCTTATATGTTTCAGGATAGCTCATATAATCAATATTGAGGAATTTTATTCTTGGATCTGCGCGAAGAGTGTCTGCCTCTTCATCTGTAAGTAAAAAAGTGCCGCGTGTAGGACTGTGTAGTTTTTCGTCATGGCATTGCACACATCTGTCAGGTACTGTTGATAATCCGCTTGTTTCTACTGCTAGTTCGTTGTGTACTTCGTGCCATTGTTCTGCAGTATGTGTACCTAGTTGATAATACTTTTCAGCCATAATCTATCCTTAAATTAAGTTTGCCCAAGAACCGTTTTCGTAACCTTGGAATTTATTGTCTGTTGTATTGTAAATTATATCGCCGTTTTCTGCACTAAGCAAGTTTCTCTCTGTAGTTGTAAAACTTGCCATCTTCAACGGACTCTGTGTTATTTCTACCCTGTCGGTTGCAGTTAAGGAAATACTCGAGTCGCTAACTAGTTCTGGAGTACCTGCTGATGCAGTAACAATATCTCCGTTTACAACTAAGTTGTTTGACACCTCTAAGTCGTTTTCAACAAAAAGATCACTTCTAGCATACACTGACGGAGTAATACTAATTGGACTAGAATCATCTGTATCAATAATACTATTTGAAAGTGTAAAGTTACCAATAGTATCGCCTGCAGCTTGGAATGTAAATACACCAGCGCCGTTTGTAGTTAACACTTGTCCTGCACTACCGTCTGTAATCCCTATATCTGTTAAAGTGCTAGGTGCATTTGTATCAACATAGGTTTTAACAGCTCTTTCAGTAACTAATGCTGTTTCACTATTATCTGTTAAACCAGAATCATTACTAAATTCATCAACTTCAATACCAAGTGCCATTTGTAGTGTTGACAGCAATGCAAATGATGTAGGTTTGTTAGTTAAGTCAGCATAACTTCTACTAAAAAGTAAGTTAGTAGTATCTGTTAAATCGCTAACATCTTCCGGTATTATAGGTCGATTATTTAAGCTATTATATTCTCCATCAAATAATGCATTTTCATTATCTGTTAAATCGTCTATATCTGTTGGTATAGTTGGTCTGCTAGTTAAGCTACTATATACTCCGTCAAACAATGTTGGTAAGTTTGTTAAATCTTGATAACGCCCAGTAAAGGAATCTGTAATTCCGTAACCAGCAAGTGTTGTTGGTTTATCAGTTACATTAGAAAATGCAATACTAGTTGCTACAACATCTCTAAATACAAAATTTCCAGTTCCATCTGTACTTAATACTTGTCCTGCACTACCATCTGTAATTCCTACATCTGTTAATACACTAGGTATTGTTGGACGGCTATTTAAATCATTATAATTTCCTGAATAAGCAACAGTATCTAACGAGTCAGTATAGTTAGCTACACTACTAGAAGCATCAGTTAACAGCTTTCTCCATGCTCCACTATGTGCATAATATAATCCACCTGTTTCATGTACATGCATAACTAGTCCATGATACCTTGTAGGATCAATTCCAACTAAATCATTTAATCCTGATACCATATTAGAATGTAATAGCTTATTAGTTCCAAAGTCTATATCAGTAGTAAGTAGATTATTGCCGTCACCTAATACACTATAAATTTCTGAAAAGTTAGTGTTAAGTTTATCAGCACCGTCACGCAAACTATCGCCGGTGCCGTCGTTTGCATTAGATCCTCTATTAATTATTTGTTTTGCCATGTGTTATGCTCCATCCCAGGTTCTTGTTTCAGAATCAAATGTAAATCCAGTTGCACTAAAGTTATTCTCAACTTCGCTATTTATTATAATATTTGCTGGCGAACCTTCAATTATATTTCTTTTTTCTAATCTATTATCTACGTTTTGTTTTTTAAAACCTATAGCACTAGTACGCTTTCGATTGTAGTTAAGGACTTCGGCTACAATAGCACTTAGTTGCAATTCTTCATATCCTGATAATGTATCAAGTAATTTAAAAATTTTTACATTATCTAATTTAGCTTGTTGTAACAATACAAGTCCTACAGATATTGCACTAGCTTTATCAAATCCTTTTTTCTCAAAAAACCCAACTACTGAATTTAAATCATTATCATTAAAGTTTATTGTCCTAGTAAGATATTTGTCAAAAAATAGTCGTGTATCTTCATCACTTTTCTTTGAAACACTTTTTATTGGTAATCCATTATTCATAATGTTATATCTAATGCCTTTTCTCTGTAAAGTTCTTTAGTTCCTTCGGGTAATGAATCCCAAGATGTATTAATTCCGTTCACACCGCCAGTGCCTCCGGAAGTTAAGTAATCACTCTTATATACACTTTTTGCTGCATCTTCAAGTGCAAGTGGATTATCTTGAAGTAATTGTTTTGTAGTTGAGCCAATTGGATTAGCTGTTGTTGAAGGCCCTATTGTAGTTATACTTGAAGCTTGTGTTGTATCATTACTTCCACCTTGTCCGTTATTCTTAGGTATCACTGTGTTAGCTACTCCACTAACATTTACATTTCCTATATCACCCAATGTGTCGTTTAACAAATTATTTACTTCTTCTCTTACACCGTCTGATGTTAAGTTTTCAAGTCCTCTTATTAACTGGAACGCTGCCAGTCCTGCTTCTAAAGGACTTTTAAATCCTGTGCCTTTAGATATGTAATCGTATAAGTCTGTGCCGGCTCCAAATACTCCGTCTAGACCTAACGTGCCGCCACCTAATAAAGATATAGGTGATGGCTGTTTATCATAATGTTCAGTTGATCCAAATCCTACTGGTCCTGGTTGATCAGGATTGTTATTATCACTCGGGCCTCTTGAATAATGTACAGCTTCGTATGCAACAGTTATTGTGTTTTGCATAGGCGTTGAAGCATCACTATTATCAACTTGATCGTGTTGCCAGTTTGTAATAATAGGATTTACTAGTGTATATGTAGTGTATGTACGTTTAGCTAGTTGACTAATTTGTATGTTTTTAAAAAACGGTACAGTAATATTATTATCTAAACCATATTTAAATTGGTTACGCCCTGAGCCTTTGTATGTGTTATCGCCTGTGCCAGCTTTATTAAAAGCTCCAGGTAAACGTCCATAACCGCCGTCAGCAAAATAATATCTATAATATGCTTCTAATAATGCTGTAGTTACACCATAATTATCATCATGGAATGTAATTGTAATAGGCTCGTATTGTATTCCTGTTTGTACATTTTTCTTTCTGTTATATTTGTTACGTGTTTCAACAACAGATGTATATTTTGGCAACTCTGCATTTTTAACGAGCATGCCTATTTCTAATTTATGATTTTCTAATTCAGGAAGTACAGATGTTGCAACTTTGTCTAATTGAAAATATGTATGATATAAAAATTTGCTCTTAGGAGCAAGTTTTAAATTACCGTCAACATAAAGTCTACTAGCATGTGACCAGTCGGCCATGTTGCCTTTGGGACCTAATATCCCATTTACTAAATTATCTAAAAATCCATTCGAAGTAAGTGCCATACTAATATTTATCAATAAAGATTATGTACGCAGATAATAAAAAAGGGAACATAAAGTCCCCTTTTTAAACTATTGTATAGTAAATTGTATTAAGCGCCGCCGCCTGTAATTAGCGATCCTAGTGTACGTCCAACTGATGTACCAATACCTGTATCTGTAGGTGTTTGGATTGCGTTGTCGTATTGAATCTCTAATGTAACAGTTACTGGTTCGTTGTTACTATATGCTAATGTATTATAGTTAGCGTTAGTAACAAAACATCCGTATAGTTCAAATGTTTCCAGTACGTTTGGTGTATGTACTCCATTACCACCGTCTAAGATTTCAAGTCTTGTTGTAAACTTGTAATCTTGTCCACTTGCTGCACTTGATTGCTCGTAGAAGTCAAATTGTTTCTGCAATTGTTCGCCTACTAGCTTTTGTACAGCATTATTTACGTCTTCACGTAAGTTAAGTGTTATCGGTGACCATGTGTGCTTACCTGCTAAGTATGCTTTTGAATTGTATGCATGTATTTCCATCGGTTCAAAAGCAACCGTTGGACGAGTAATGTCTATTACTTGTTTAGTAAGTTCTGTTGTCGGTGTTGACACACCAAAGTTTTCCAGTGACACTCTAAAGCGATACTGTAGCTTTGGCATCAACAAGCCCTGGTTACTAGCGGAATCTCCACTAGCTAACGGTACTGTAATTTTTGATAGTGTTGAAATTGCCATTTACTTTGCTCCTAAATTGTTATATGTATTTATCATATTAAAGTCCTGCTATCTCGCCAGTGTTTTTCAAACGTAGCGGAATGTAAATAAACTCAATACTCTTAACAGGTTCAATAGCAACATCTACATATAGTTCGTTTCTATCAACTCTTGCTGGAGTATTATTTGTTTCATCACATACAACTAGGAAGTCATATAATGCTCTTTGTCCTACAAGTTCTAGTAGTAAGCTCTCGACCTGACCTTTAATTTCATCACGTGTGATTTTATCATTTGGCTCAAAAATGTAAGGTTTAGCAAGTTGATTTAACTGACTACGTAAATAGATAACCAAGCGTGATACGTTAATTCTATCTAATGCACTTGATCCTCTTGCACGAGTTTTTTGTCCAAAGTTAACAAGACCTGCACCTGTAATAAACGTAATTGGATTAACGCCTTGTGCATATAATGTATCTCTTTGACCTTCGTTTAGTGCTACACTTACAAATTCTCCTTCGCTACTAATGTAACCTGTTGAACTTGCATTTGTAACTCCGCCGCGTCTTGTACCTGCTGGTGCAAACCATGGATAGCTAACTTGATCACTTAGTGCAATAGTTCTTAGCATCATGTGACTTGGTGGAACAACAACGTTATTACCTACATTATCACTTGTGAATCCCCATGGATAAAATAGTCCTAGGTACTCGTCACGTGTAACAAGTCCGTCGTCGTTATCTTCAACAGCTAGTCTAGCGTTAGTTGCCCAATTGTTAAGTGATGTTGCATTTGGTAGTAGTCTTGCTGGACTATCCCCAACTACAAATCCTGTTAATCCTCTATCATAGTTTAATGTAACCATTTCACCAATAAGTTCAGGATATCCAGGTGAACTAATCAAGTTAAAGATACGTGACTCGTCATCTCTAATTTCATCATTGTCATTAATAACTGACTGCATTGCTTGTAAAATAACTTTACGCTGTGCTTTACGTCCAAAGCTACCTGAACCATCAACTTGGTTAGCTGATTCAGTTACCCAACGATTGAATACACCGTTAGCTGCTAAACCGTATGCACTTTGCTCTTCGTTACTCATTCTAGCATTTTGTGCGCCACTGTCTACATAATCAGTGTAATATTTCTTAACATTGAATCCACTTCTACGTGTGTTAAACAACATCATTCCTTTTGGATATAACGCTGGATCTGGACAATCAAAATCAACGTAGTCAGCTGTTAGTAGATCAACTATTGTTGCTTTTGTATTACCATTAGCACCTGATGTTCCCCAACGTGCATCACCAAATAGTATGCCGTTTTCAGTTGTTTGATCTCCGTTGTCGATTAGTACCCACTTATCAGTAAGTTTTCTGTAACGATAAATTACTGGATAGTTTTCTAAATCACTTGTGTCAAGCCATAGATCGCCTTCTTCTAGTTCATCGCTATCACTTTGTTTAGTTGGCTGTGTAGCACTTACAATCGGTCCTTTTGGATCACAGTCTGCATAGTCTGAACTAAAGTTATGATATCCAACCCATTTAGTTCCATTGTTAATCATAATATCAACTTCGTCAACAATTGAACTGTACCAAAGTGTTCCATCTAATGATGCTTGTGTTACCGCATTTGCACTTGGTGTATATGTTAGTGGTACCCAGTTACTTGCTCTAAATTGTAGCGTACCTGAAGAGTTATCAACTCCTGGCTCGTCCATTAAGAAACGTGTAGTAGTTGAATCTGTACTAACATATGCTGTAAAGCCTAATGCTGTAAAACATGCAAATGCGCCTTGACCGTCTGTTAAACGCATCTCGCCGCCTTTAGCGTGTTTAATAATTACTCTATTTTCGCTATCAACTTCGGCACTTACATATGAAATACCTGCATTTGTAATTGCACTAGCAATAGCTATTGCTGTTTTAGCTCCAGTATCATTTGCTGTAAACGCTATTGTTGTTGGTGCGCTAAATGCAGCATCACCCGGTGCTGTTGCTTCTATTTGGAAGTTGTGAACAGCTTGGTCTACAAAATCTGAATCTACTGTTGCATTAGTTCTTATACTAGTTGAACCAACTGCCATTCTACGCATAATTTTAAATGTGCCTAATGGTTGTACATCTTGTGCAACATTGCTGTCAGCAAATAAATCACCAATTGATAAGTTTTCACCGCCGCCAGTTCTATCAAGTTGTACTAGTGCTTCTTGTGCTGTATCATATATTGGTGTTGCTATATCTGCCCATAGTCTTGTGTTATTGTTCCACTGCTTAACTCTCCAACGTGCGCCTGCATTTGGTGTAGTTGTTTTAATCCAAATACTACCAGTAGGTCTGTTGTAAGTATCAGTTGCTTTAAATTCTGGTACACTTGTATGCGCAGAAATTTGTAGTGCTGGTGGATAATATGTAGCTGCATCAATTCCTAATGCATCAATTGTAGTAGTTCCGCCTTGTTCACTGATAACAACTGGTCCTGCTAAAGATGAGTCAGAGCCACTTACTGTACCATCACTAAAGATAGCTAGTTTTCCGTTAACTACGGCTGCTCTGTATCCTAAAGGAACAGAATTGTTAATACCTGTAGCAACGTCAGTCATATTTGAAGCTGCTGACCAACTAACTGAAGAACCGTTAATTAAAAACGTACCAGCTGCTGGTGCTGCTGATTTAGTACCTTGTACTGTTGGCCATGAATCTCTCCAAGCATCACTACCTACTTGTACCCAATCTCCTGATGTATTTCTATACCAAAATGTATTAAGTGTAGTAACAGCAACTACTGCATAATCGCCAATTTCGCCAATTGATGATAAAGGACGCTTAACTACAACAAAATTGTCGTCTGTTGCATCTTCTGTTTCTGCTGTTTTAGTAATTACTCTTGGAATTTTATTAGTAAATGTTTGACCACCGTTAATTGTTATAGCGGCATTATTCCATTCTTGAATACCAAACAATGAACTTGATGTGTCTAACCAATATGTTCCGTCTACTGGATCTGCTGTTGGTGCTGCAGCTTGTGGTTCTAATGAACCTAAATTAATGTCTGCTCTTACTACCCAGGCTCTGTTACTTACTCCTAAGAAAGAGTATGCAGCTTGTAAACCATATTCGTTAAGTTCACTGCCATGTATTGGGTTATTGTTTGCGTCAATTTGAAAAATTGGATCGCCAAATGTTTCAGCTAGGTCACGTTGCGAAGTCATTAAATATGGCTTACCTGCACTCTGTGCTAGTGTGCCTGGTGCTGTGCCTGAACCTGACGCATTTGTTTTATCCTGTGCCGTTGCACAAAAAATTACTGGTACTGTACCTGGTTCAGCGGGTGTGTAAAAACTTTCGTCTACTACGCTAACCTGTACACCTGGTGATACTAATGCCATTCTGTTTCTCCTATCTGGATTGGGTATTCTATTACATGTATTTACCATATGTAGACGAAAAGGATGCTGTTATACCATAGAAAAAGGGACCAAAAAGGTGAGCTAAATACAATATGAGACCATTATGCACATGTGGACAAAAGCCTGCAGCTATAAATTACAAAAAAGGTAATAAAACGTATTATCGTAAGCTATGTGAAAGTTGTTTGCGTAATGGTAAAGGTAATGGAATACCTAAGTGGAAACAACGAGGCTATGAAAAGAAACGTAATTGTGAAAAGTGTGGATTTAAAAGTAAGCACTCAGAACAGTTTAATGTTTTCCATATAGACGGTAATTTGGAAAACTGCCGTCCTAGTAATCTAAAAACTATATGTGCTAACTGTCAACGGATTCTTCAAGTTGAAGGAGTGCGGTGGAAACAAGGGGATCTAGTCCCTGATTTTTAAATATGGTATTAATAAGAATATCTACATTCTTTTCTAGTCTTTGTAGATTACCATTATTGTCAATAGTATAATCACACATCCATTGTTCAATACTCATCGAACTAGGATCTTCTGTAGGTAAATGATCTGTTCGATCTACCCAAATAGCATAATCAAATATTTCTTCGTTTTGCATTGCAAAAAATTCACGTTTATTGCGTAATCCACAATAGATATTGTTTTCTGAAAATAAGTTGCGTCCTAATTTTGCTAAGTCATCTTTACAGTAATTATGTATCATGTTATACCATTCAGTTCGATGATTATGTCTATCAGCATAACATTCTTCTTCATCAGCATAACTATACTGTTCTTTTAAATCGTTATAGATAAAAAGTTTTGAACAAAATTTAGAACTTGATTGAAACGTATATCCGTATCGTTCAAGCATTTCACAAACAGTATCTTTGCCGTGACGGCCGTGGCCTACAACTAGTAGCTTTGGTAACACACATTACTCCTCTTAGGTTTAATTGTATTATAGCTTAGTTTGTAAGTGTTGTCAACCTTTTTCAGATAATATTTCAGCTTCACGAGCTTTGTATGCGGCTTCAAACCCTATGGCGCCGTATTCCATTCTCTCGTTATTACCCCAAAGTCTTTTAAAATATGAGTCGTAGATTTGTTCAACTGATTCATCACTCCAGGATCTGTCAATTAGTTTACCTTTGATCAACCAGTTTAGTCGGTTAGCTTCTTTACGTACAAATGGACTACACATTATGGAACCTCCTTGTTACTTTGTATTTACAAGGAACCAAAAACGTTAGCGTTAACTCAGGATGTTTTTAACCTATTGTGAATCCGTAGCCAGTGCCACCTGCAACAGCAAGTCCTACATCATTTTCTAGTTTTTCAATTTCCTGCATTGCTTCATTTTTAAGAGCGTCACCATTAAGAGTTGATCCTCCTTGTGGTCCTGCAATAGTAGCAAATTTTGAACGTGCTTCGCCTAGCATATACTTACATGTAGCAAGAGTATAATCTTTAATCCATTGTTGTGCTAAGTAATCACTTAGTAATTCTTCATCTGGACGATAGTTGTATGCATATAGCATTAATGTTTCTTCTGTTCTAGGTCTTTGCAATAGTGTTAATTGTTTTGTAGTATTATTCCATTTAAATTCAATAAAGCTACCAAACATTCTTCCTACAAGTTCTTGATACTGACTGAACATATCATACGTTGCAAGTCCACCTATATTACTACTTGATAATAGATAGGTATTAGTGTACGCTAAGTTAAACGGTTCAAAGTTTGTTCCACCATCGCCACCGCCAGACCTACTACCAATACTTCTTCTAAATATTTGTCTAACTTCCATTACTTCATTTGGCAATGTATATGTATTTTGATCTTCAACTGTGGGCATAAACAAATATGACTCTTCAACAGCGTTATCACTACGTTGTCTAAATTTAGATAGTGATTTGCTTAATGCTGTTTGGTAATGTATAGGATCAAGTTCGACATCGATCATACCTCCGCCAAGCATTGCACTAACGTAATCAAAAATACTTTGTTTTTTAGTTGCTAAGTCTGCCATAATGTTATATTCTCCGTACTTGTATTTATCGATAAATATAGTTATGCCGAGATTAAGTTTATACAAACCAACTAAAAGCAAAGATTATAAATTTTTAGATAATCAGATATCTGAGATGTTTACCATAGGTGGTACCGATTTACATATACACAAGTATATAGGTACTGACGATGGCAAGACTGTAAAAGATCATACTCAAATACAAGATATGATGTTTTTAGAAAACAGAGATAGAAAGTATGATGAAGACATCTATACTATTAGAGGTATCTATAATGTACAAGATATCGATTTTGATCTAAGCCAGTTTGGTCTGTTCTTAAGTAACGATACAATATTTTTATCTATACATATTAACAGCTCAGTAAAAACTCTTGGTAGAAAAATAATGAGTGGCGATGTTATTGAATTTCCGCACTTAAAAGATGAATATGCTGAAAATGATTTTAATGTAGCTCTTAAAAGATACTATGTTGTAGAAGATGTTAATCGTTCAGCAGAAGGATTTAGCCAAACTTGGTATCCACATTTATATCGTGTAAAATTAAAACAAATTTATGACGGTCAAGAATACAAAGATATACTTGATCTTCCTGCAGAGGAAGGTAGTGACAACACGTTACGTGATTTACTTTCAACCTATGAAAAGGAAATGCAAATTAATAATGCTGTTGTAGCAGAAGCAACTGAAGAAGTTCAACAAAGCGGGTATGATACTACTAGTTACTTTACTTTAAATACAAGTGAAAGTGGTGAAACTGAATTAAGTAGTACTAAGGATGCCGATGGTTTAAGTGAGATGAAGCCACCGGATCGTCCTGGATATGACGGATACTTAGTTGGCACAGCATTACCACCTAACGGTGAAACAGTATTTGGACATGGTATAAGTTTTCCAAGTAATGCAGAAAATGATGATTATTTTTTGAGAACTGATTTTATGCCTAATAGACTATTTAAATATGTAAACGGCCGTTGGAATAAAGTACAAGATGTACAACGTGCAGACCTATACGGTAGTAATACTACTAATAACCAGAAAGGTTCGTTTATTAATAATGACGATGCAACTACTACTGTAGCTGGAGAAACATTCAAAGAGAAGCAAGGACTTTCACAGGCTCTTAAGCCGAAGGCAGATAACTAATGCAACATTTTTATGATAAACAGATAAGAAGATATCTTACACAAATGGTTCGCATGTTTAGTGGGTTTACATATTCCGATGGACCTGGTACATTACGTAAGGTACCTATTAGTTACGGTGACTTAACTAGACAAGTTGCTAATATTATACGTGATAATTCAGAAAACAAACTTCCAAGTGCTCCTCGTATGAGTGTATATGTTACTGGATTAGAAATGGATACTTCTAGACTAAGTGATAGTAGCTATGTAAGTAAATTAAATATTAGAGAACGTGCTGTAGATGCCGACGGTGTTGAATACTTAAAAACTGAAGGTAAAAACTATACTGTAGAACGTTTAATGCCTACTCCATATAATCTTACTGTTAATGTAGATATTTGGTCAAGTAATACTGATCAAAAATTACAAATTATGGAACAAATATTAATGCTGTTTAATCCAAGTTTAGAAATACAAACTACAGATAACTATATTGACTGGACTAGTCTTAGTGTAGTTAATTTAGAAAACGTAACTTGGAGTTCTAGATCTATACCATCCGGAGTTGAAAGTGAAATTGATATTGCATCATTAACTTTCAAAAGCCCAATCTTTATTAGTCCTCCTGCTAAAGTTAAAAAATTAGGAGTCATCCAAAATATTATTACAGCTATATTTAATGATACTGGATTAGAAATTAATATAGATGATAGTGCTTATGCTCAAAGTTTAGTTAAAGATTCGCCAGTAAATGCTGAGGAAGATGCTATACCTAATAAAATTACAGGTAAGCGTGAAGCATTAACTAGCGAAACAACTTTAGTTACTACTAGTCATAATAATTACGATCTTATTTTTATGAACGACGGCAATGGCGGTTACAATGCACAGTTACTTGGCATGGGACAAACAGGTGCCGAAACCTGGACTGGTTATATACGATCGATGCCACAGCTATTCCAACCTGATATTACTGAGTTACGACTACAACGATCAAATGGTTATGAAATAGTTGGTACAGTGTCAATTAATCCTCTTGATGAAACAATACTAAGTGTAAATATAGATGCAGACACATTACCTGATGACACTGTTATTAATGGTAGTACTGGTATTGATGCTATCATAGATCCTGTAAAAGGAAATCCTCAATTATTACCTAATACAAATCCTAGAATATTATTACTAGGAAATGTTGGTCATGTACATCGAGGTAAATTTACTACAGACAATAAAATTTTACAATATGATACTGGCTATTCTTTTGCTGATGTAGAAAGTGCAAAGGTGTTTGTTAATGGTATATCTGTAAATGCTACACACTTTACTGTTGATTCTACAGCTGATACTTATCAAATACGATTTAATGATTTTTTAAATATAACCGATGTAGTTGAATATGAACTATATTTAGATGAAGACGGTCCTGATGCCTGGAAAAATGCAGACGGATCAGACTTTGCTGCTAGTATTAATGATATTGTTGAATGGGATGGGTCTAACTGGTCAAGAATAGTTAAAGCAAATGAACAAAAAGCTGAAATTTTTGTTACCAATTTAACTACTAGAAAACAATATAAATGGACCGGAACAGAATGGATACTTTCGTTTGAAGGTGAATATCCAGATGGCACTTGGAGACTTGCATACTAATGTAAATATTAGTATGAACAATATTGTGTGCAGTGGTGCGTTATTCTATAGTTTAAGTACCCAAAGATTTTTATTTTTACATCGATCAAACGGAAAACGTAGTAATGCCGTATGGGGTCTTGTTGGTGGCACAAATGAAGGTGCTGAAACTCCTTGGGAAGGTCTTAGTAGAGAAATATCCGAAGAGATTGGTGAAGTTAACATAAAGAAAACTATTCCATTAGAAACATTTGTATCTAATGATACAAAATTTAAATTCCATACATATCTATGCTTAGTAGATAAAGAATTCCTTCCGCAATTAAACAAAGAACATGACGGTTATGCATGGTGTAGTTTTAGCAAATGGCCAAAGCCTTTACACTACGGATTACAAAACACACTAAACAAGAAAGTTAATTTAAAAAAACTAGAAACTGTATTTGAAGTTATTAATTTGCTTGACTAATATAGAGTTTTAGTGTATAATAGTAATATGAAAATTATAGTTATAGGCGACATAATAATTGACAAATACATATATGGGACTTCAACTCGACTAAGTCCTGAAGCACCAGTGCCTGTAGTTAATCAAGAAAGCGTTGTAGAAACATATGGTGGCGCAGGACTAGTTTATAATAACCTTGCTAATTTAAATGTTAAAGTAGATCTACTCGAATATCCTCATGCTAAAAGTATAAAAACTCGTATTATGTGTGACGGTCATTATGTTACAAGAGTTGACGATGATAAGTTTATAGAAGGCGAAGACATAATTGGCTTAATAAAAGATACCGACTTCACTCAGTATGATTATGCTATACTAAGTGATTATAATAAAGGTATGATGAATGTAGCAAATCAAATAATTGATCACATTAACAATACATCCAAATGTAAGATTATAGTAGATCCAAAACGACAAGCCGACGACTTTAAAGGTGCGTGGTTAGTAAAACCTAATAATAGTGAGTTTGGTCAATTTAATTTTAATAGATGGCTTGGTAATATTATTACAACTAATGCTGGCAATGATGTAGTTGCTGTAATAGATAATCAAAAATTTAATATTCCTGTAGATACTGTAGAAGTATCAGATGTTACAGGAGCAGGTGATTGTTTCATAGCAGGATTTGTATATGCACTTACTAAAGGATATGATTATCAGCGTTGTCTAGAAATTGCTGTTAGAGGATCAACTGAATCTGTTAAGCATTCAGGTACGTACTTACTTACAGAAAGAGATCTAAATAAGAAAATAATCTTTACTAACGGATGTTTTGATATACTACATAAAGGACACCTTACGTTGCTTAAAGAAGCCCGTACACTAGGTGATAGACTTATTGTAGGGCTTAACAGCGATGCCAGCGTGTCACGCTTAAAAGGTAAAACTAGACCCATTAACGATGTTAATGTGCGTCAAGAGCAATTAGAACTTATACCATATGTTGACGAAGTTATTATTTTTGAAGAAGACACTCCATATGAATTGATACAGTCATTAAAACCTGATCTTATTGTTAAAGGTGGCGATTATACTGTACCTGAAATTGTAGGACACGACTTAGCACCAGTACATATTATACCTACAGTTGAAGGTCATAGCACAACTGATATTATAGAAGCGAATAATGAAAATATTAATAACAGGACATGAAGGATTTATTGGTAAAAATTTAGCTCCGTTTCTTGACAAAGACAACGAGTTATTTGGTTACGAATGGAACCTTAATTCATTACCAGATGTTTCTGGATACGACTGGGTAATACATCTTGGTGCAATTAGTTCAACTACTGAACGTGATGTAGATAAAGTAATGTTACAAAATTATGAATTTTCAAAATGGTTATTTAATCAATGTAATACTAATGGTGTAAATTTACAGTATGCTAGTAGTGCTAGTGTGTATGGTTGCAATTTAGATTTTAATGAAGATGCACCTAAACAACCGCAAAGTTATTATGCAACAAGTAAGTACTTATTTGATCGTTGGGTAATGCAACAAAAACAAAATATTATTGTTCAAGGATTTAGATACTTTAATGTTTATGGCGCTATGGAAGATCATAAAGGTGACCAAGCAAGTCCTATAACTAAGTTTTTTAAGCAAGCAAAGTCTGGTACAATTAAGTTATTTGAAAATAGTGAACTATACAAACGAGATTTTATATATGTAGGTGACTGTTGTAATATACATCGGTACATGCTAACATCAAAAGAGTCTGGAATATTTAACATTGGTACAGGTGTTGCTACTAGTTTTCAAACTATTGCAGATCTAGTAGCTAAAAGATTTAAAGCTAAAATTGAATATATACCTATGCCTAAAGAACTTAAAGATCAATATCAAGAATACACTTGTGCAGACATAAAAAAATTAAGTAGTGTACTAAACATTAACTTTACAACCCCGGAGGAATTTATAAATGGAAGATAAAACTACACCTACTCGACTAAGTGGAGCGGTACAAAAAGGATGGGGATACGAACTCATTTGGGCCACAACAGATGACTATTGTGGTAAAATTATGTTTTTTAATAAAGCCGGAAATAAAACAAGTATGCACTTCCACAAAGAAAAAGACGAAACATGGTTTGTCAATAGTGGCACCTTTAAAGTTCGATACATTGATACTAAGGACTCAATGTTATATGAAAAAGAACTTAAAGAAGGCGATGTATGGCACAACCCTCCATTAATGCCACATCAATTAGTAGCTACTACTGATGAATCTAGTATTACTGAAGTAAGTACTCCAGATAGTGTTGAAGACAATTATCGAATTGGTCCTGGAGATAGTCAAGTACCGTCCAATGAGTGATTATAAAATTAAATGGACTGATAGCCACGAGCCTGTAGAAGAAACAAAAACAGTTCCGTTGTATGACAATGTTAACATTGCACCAAAATGTGTTATTGGTTTAGATCGGGACGGAGTAATAAATGTAGATCGCGGAACTTATACATACCGTCCACAAGACTTTGAACCTATTGAAGGTAGTCTACATGCTATTACAAAACTCCGTTATTTAGGACATAAGATTGTTATAATTACAAATCAAGGTGGTATTTCAAAAGGTTTATATACTTCACAAGATGTCGAAGCTGTACACAACCATATGTTTGATTTGTTAGCTCAATCAGGATGTCCTAGTATTGATGCATTATTTTATAGTGAAAGTAGTATGCGTAGCGACATGTATGCAAAGCCCAATACTGGTATGTTTAAAAGATGTGAGAACGAAGTTAAGCATATTAAATTTAAACAAGGATATTATGTTGGTGATAAAATATCTGATCTTAAAGCAGCATTTAAAATGGGTGCAAGACCTGTACTAGTGCGCACAGGTTACGGCGAACAAACTATTAAAGAACTTAATAAATTTACTAATCAAAAGATAAAGAAAAAGACTATTATATTTGATGATCTTTTATCTTTTGCTAATTGGATCGAATCTAAGTAGTAATACCTGTTTCTAATATTATATTAAACGATAAACTAATACGGTCATTATCAGTTTTGTTTTCATTAACAGAATGATCTAAGAAACTAGGCCACATAACTATTCTTCCTTCTTCAGGAACAAATTCATTTTCATGTGCAAATGATGCTCCAATTGGATTACATTTTAATGCTTTTAACGCATTTCGAAAAACTATATTGCCGTCATTTCCGTTTGTTTTATACCAATATACTCCACTAATATGAGAAGTTCCGTGATCGTGTATGTGTGCATGTAGACCGGTATTAGTTAATGTTAACCAAGACGACGAAATTGCACTTTTATAATCAGGTCTAACATTCATATGTGACATATAATTACCAGCATGGTGCATAATAGAACGTTTGATGTTTGACATTTTTTCTGAAGTTATTATGCAATCTTCAAAATTTCCTTTATTAGATAATTGATGTGTTCCTGAACTCCATCGTTGATTCTGTCCCCATCTATCTTCGTCATATAATTTTTTAACCACAGTTCGAACATCGTATTGTGCATGTTCTAATTCGGTGTGTTCTAGTTTATGTGTGTATAAAGGTGTAGCAAATAAAGGTAATATTTGCCCTTCTAATTTAGGCTCTAGCATTATGTTCTATCTTTACTAATGTTTGTGTTGTAGGAAAATATATATAATTAATTCCTGAGTTGTATAGTGTACGCATTGCATCATCAATAGTTTCAACTAACGGTTCGCCTCCTAAATTAAAACTGGTATTAAATAATGCAGGTACTCCGGTTTGTGATTTAAATTCGTTAATTAAATTATACCAATGTTCATTCTGTTCTTTAGTAACAGTTTGTATTCTACAAGTACCGTCAACATGAATAACTGCAGGTATCTTTTCTTGAACTCCTGGTTGACAGTTTACAGCATACATCATACTAGGAGAGTCTTCCATACCTCTTAGATCAAACCAATCATGTACATCTTCTTGTAATACTGATGCAGCAAACGGTCTAAAATATTCTCGTTTTTTAATTAAATTAACAAAGTCTTTACCATCAGGTACAGTAGCATCAAACATTAAACTTCTATTACCTAATGCTCTAGGACCGTTTTCACAACGTTCTTGATATAATGCTACAATATTTTTTTCACGTATAGTGTTAATAACACTCTTATAATCAACATTATGTTCTACAATACCATTATATCTATTTGCACATTCTATAATTTCATCTTTAGTGATGTTCTGAATAGGTCCAAGATATAGGTTTTCATTTTTAGGTCTAACTTTATTATCTTGTGTAATTTTATGATAATGATATAATGCAGATCCTATTGCTGTGCCTGCATCAGTTGAAATTGGTTCAACATATAATTTAACATCTGCTGGTAAGTGCTTTAAGTAAAAGTAGTTTGCTACACAATTTAATCCATATCCGCCGCTTACTACAATGTTTTTATTTCCAGTCTTTTCAATTGACTTTAAAATTAAATCAAGTACTAGTTGTTGAGATTCTGTTTGTACATTGTATGCCATATTTCTTCTTGAATTTAATAGCGTTAAATCTTCAGATGCAAGTAATTGTTCAACTTTGTTTATTTCTTCTTCACTGCTATCTTCATTTAAATTTGACCAAAGTTCTTTAGGATCTTGTACTCTGTCAAGTAGTTCAGGGTATAATGCATCATTAACTTTTGCTCCATTTGGATATGTAGGCATTATAACATTTCTATTTGCACTAACTTCGTCATATATTTTTGGTGCTTGGTTAGGAGATCCATACGGAAATAATCCCATAGTTTTGCCAGCCTCGATTGAATGCCATCCACAAAATTGCGTTACAGCTTCATATGCTTTAACTATGCCAGCTTTGTCGTCAACTAAAACTTCGACGCCTTCGTTATAATGTTCAGTTGGCCAAGGTCCATTACCTCCAAAGTGTTTATATACTTCGTTAAAGTTATTTGGATAAGATGCGTGATATATGCTTTCAACTTCCCACATTGTTTGACCATCGTGCCGTGTGGCATATGTACCTGCTCCGTCAACAATTATAATATTTGCTGTTTCAAAACCGCTCCTATAAAATGAACAAGCTGCATGACTTCTGTGATGTTGCTCCCAATACTCAACTACTTGTGGATGATTTTTAGAAGGGTGTCCTCCTTCTATTAATCCTATTTTCCTAGCTAAAGAAGTGTAAGGATCTTCTGCTGTATAGTCTGTAACATTCTCGTCTGCATGTGTATGAGATATAACCAAATAATCTATTTTATCAGTGTAGTCTAATATTTTAATTATACTTGCAAATGGTGTCCCGTCATACTTTGCTCTAGTAAGTCTTTCTTCTTCAATACTAAAAACAATTTCACCGTCTTTGAGAAGACAAACTCCAGCATTATGACCTCTTGCAATTCCTGCTATGTATCCTGTTTTTTTTGACATATATAATCCTTAAGATAATTTTTTCTTAACAGTTTTTACAATACCTTTAATGGTATTTTCATCAAGTTTCATTAGGTACTCGTTATTTTTTTCAATTCTAATATCGTATGTCATTCGAATCGGAGAATACATTTTCCTATCTTTGCCATTATCGATAATTTCTATTGTAGAATTGCTAGTGTAAGATGTATTTTCTGGATAGGTGCTACCAATTACAACAGTGCCGGGCTTTTCAAGTGCGTGTGCAATATGTTGACCTACACTATCACAACCTATAAAATAATCTGATGCATGTATAATTGCTGTCCACTGTAATAATGATATTTCTTCTGGAACAATAACTCCTTTTGGCAAATTAGGAATTTTAATTTCTCCCATAATAATAACACCATAGTCTTTGTTTAGTTCTTCAACTATTTGAAAAATATCTTCAGTTTCAAATGATCTTCCACTTTCATCTATTATATATTGACCTTCTGCCTTTGCTGTTGAGCCGAAAGGTTGGAATACTACAAATTTTTCTTTCTTTGTATGTGCTTTTACTTCACTAATTAAATTTTGTGCTACTATTGCATCAGCCTTACTAATAAACATATTATATTCTTTAACTTCTGGAATATCTGTTGGTGGAACATCATAATTAATCAACATATCAAATGCTTGAACAAGGTTACATTTTTGATTAAAGTATGCATTTAGTCTATAAGGTTCAGGGCTAATAACTTCTCTATCTCTTAATTTTTCTATTAAATCTGGATGATCATGTGGATATACATTATGCATTATTGCTTTGTTTAATAAACATATTTCTAGCCAACCTTCTACAATAATTATTACAGTTGGATCGATATGTTTAATATGATGTTCTAATGCAGGGATAGCACATAATACCCTGCCGGCGCCGCCATTAATATAAAATGCTTTTTTCATTAAAATATAAATCCTCTTTGCTAATTTATAATATTTATAATGAAGTTTTTTTGATGAGGCATTAACTGGCTTGTATCAAGTCGTAAAAAAAGGCTTGTTGCCAAGCCCTTTTTAATTTTTCTGTTAATTTTTTGGTTAACTTAATCCATTTGGTAATTGATCAATAGCTGCTTGATCTTCAGCTGTTCTATCTGCGATCATTATTATATCTACATCGTCATCGTTAAAGTCTCGATCTATTTGCTCATCTGGTGACAAAGGAAATCTAATTAACCAATTAGGTACGTCTGCATAAGTTTCTGGAATATCACGAAGTTTTTGTCTATATGTTTCCCATTGAGTTCTTAATGCAGCTGGCATATCAGAAGATAAACGACCGTCACTTTCTAATAGCATGCCATCTCTAACACGTCTTAGCCAGGCATCGTCTCTAACTTTATGTCTAGTATAAACTAAAAATTCAAGAGGTGCAGTATAATCCTCTACAATTGATACTTCGTCAAAAACCATAATAATATCAGTTGGATCACTAACAACAATATTAGGGTCATCATCTGGACCAACTGAACATTCGTATTCTTTTGGTAACCAGTGACTATACAAAATCATAATTTTAATATAATCTTCATCAGTCTCTGGGACAAATTCAACTACTGTTTCGTCTACAGCTACACTTTCAGGGGGTGGCAACTCATCTGGTGCAAATGAGTTTATAATTCTGCCGTCTTCATTAAGATAGAGGAATAAACTATCAGGTCCAATATAAGTTTGTGTACTTGTTTTACCCATTGTCCTAGTAGCAGAATATAATTCATCTGGTATCGGATATGTAAGTATTCTTGGTGTTGTCATAATATCTCTCTCTTTTCTTAGGTGTATGTTAACTTAACTAATCCGCCTGCGCCCCAGCTTCCCCAACAAGCATTACGTGATGCTGTTACGTGGCCTTGTCCGCCGCCGCCTGGCCAATTTGAATGTGTATTACAACATGCCATGTTACCTACGCACGGATCTTTACCACTTGAGCCATAATGGCCGCCGCCAAGTGGGCCTGTAGGAACACCCGGAGTAGTGTATGTATGTTGACAACAGCTAACACTTTTCTTCATTGATCCTGACGTGCCTCTAAATTCAACATCTCCGCCGAATGTAGCTGAGTTACAATAACAGTTCATCCAACCTGCGTTGTATTGACCTTTGTTACATTGTGTATTACCGATAAAACAGTTATAACAACCACTCATAACATCATATGGTGTTGATCCGCCCATGCCGCCTTGCGCACAGAAGTTGCTTAATCCTCGTCCTTGGACATATGATTTACATCCATGTCTACAGTTAACTCCGCATCTGCAACAACAACTACAACTTGATGTACCAGCTGCACACATTCTATATCCGCATCCGTTGTTAAAACAACCTGCTGATTTTCTCATTACTTTTGATGTATAGTTTCCGCCTGAGCCGCCTACACCAACATCGTAGTCTCCGCCTGAAGCACCGCCTGGTCCTCCCCCGGATACTATTTCAAATTTAACAGAAGTAGTATAAGTTGGGATAGTCCAGTAGCAACAACGTCCGCCGTTTGTTACACTCCAGTGACTACCGCTGTATACCCAAATCTCGTTATACTGTTGAAGTGTTTCCGCTGTTGTGTTGTTCGGAAATTTGACTCCTGAGTTATTAATTTCGGTTGCCATTTTTAATTATCTCCCTTTAAACTATTTATTTCTTGTTTCAACTCTTTGATTGCTTCAATAAGTAAAGGAACAAGTCGTTCATATTGTACTGTTTTATAATCTAAGTTTTCTTCTTCTGACTTACTATTTATCGGTGCATCTTGAACTACTTCAGGCATAACTGACATTACTTCTTGTGCGCTAACACCAACTTGTCTATGATCGCCTTCAAAGCCTAGCTCTTTGGCTCTTTCGTTACCTGTATAGTAGTAACCATTTAATTGCATTACTTTATCTAATGCACTTTCAATATTACCTTCAAAGTCCTTTAAGCGTTCATCTGAGTAGTAAGCAATAACTTGGTTAGTAGCTCTTACTTGTCCGTTAATTTCTATACCACTACTAAAAGTGTTCATCTTTTCGCCAGCATCATAATATAGTCTTGTTTCGCCGTTACGAATGTGTTCTAAAATCCAGTGGTTATCTACATCATTGTAAAGACCCATTGTACTTGAATTATCGTGCATCATTACAAAACGTCCGCCAACTGAGTAACCTTCCCAGCCACCATGTGCGCCACCGTCAATTTCAATAGAACCGTAGTTACCACTTACTGGACGGAAATATCCGTTACCTGTATCACCAAGTCTAACACCTGAGCCGTTAATTGTCATTTCACGACTACCACCTGTGTAGAACGAAAGCGTATCGGTTTCAAAATCAATATATGTGTTTGTATCGCCAGTGTGTCTAATATAACGTGCAACATCTAAGTTACTACTTACATCTAGTGTTGTAAATTGTGCAGTACTTCTTGTAGTAGCACCAATACTCATATTATTAATTGATCCGCCGCCTGCCGGTGACATTGTAACTGATCCAGATCCGCTTGGACTAATTGTTACGTTTGCACCTGGGCTAAGTGTAACTGTACTGTTAGCATCTAGTGATGTAAATTGTCCTGAGCCTCTTGATACATTACCAATTGCTCCTTGAAAGCCTCCTCCAGCGTAAACACGTTTAGCAATACTTGCGCCGCCTTCTACTCTTAAAATACCAGTATCACCAGTTGCGTTAGTTGCTTCAGTTGTTCCTGTAATATCAACTGTTGAGTTTGCATTTAATGTTGTAAAGCTCGCTGTTGCTCTAGTCGATGTACCAATTGCTGTATTTTGTATACTTCCTGCAAACAATGCTCCGTTAATACCAACACCACCGTCTACTTGTAACGCTCCTGAATTAACATTTGTTGCTGCTGTAGTGTTTGTAATTGTAGTAACACCGCTTGCTGTTAGTGTAGTAAATGCGCTTGCAGCTGGTGCCGCACCACCTATTGGTCCTTCAAGTGACCCTGCATATAACGCTCCGCTAATACCTGCTCCACCTGTTACAACAATACTACCTGATGTAGTACTAGTTGATGTTCCACCTGCTGTAAAGTTACCTGTTCCTGTACTAGTAAATGCTGTAAATCTTCCTGCTGCTGGTGTTATTAGACCAACTGCAACGTTGTCTAATCCACCTAGTACATCAGAACTAACAGTTAGCGTTCCGCCTGAACCAATAGTAACATCACCACCTGGGTCAATAGTAACAGCTGATGCTGCTCCTGTTGGTGACATGTTAATAGTTTGGTTAGCTGCTGTAAAGTCTAAGTTTCCTGGAAATGCTGTTGGTTTTCCTGCTTCGCCTAATGATACTGAACCCGATGCTGAAGCTAATACTAAGTCGCCTGTAGGTCGAATAGTTGCTGTTGCTCCTGGTTGAATTGCTACTGAACTTTGAGGACTCATAATAACTAGTCCTGAACCAGTTGGACTAATTTCTACGTTTTCGTCTAACGGATTAAGTTCTACTTTACCGTCTGCATTTAATACGTCTTTTGTAGTTAACGGTAATTCAAATATTGTAGTACCAGCTAACGCACTTGTTAGTACGTAGTTTGTACCATCTGATGTTAATTGGTATGTTGAGTTTGTTGGAATCATTACTGATGTTCCAAGTGTTACACCGTTACCAGTAATTTGTCCTGCTGCTGTTGCTAATGTAACCATACCGTCAGTAGCATTATAAAAAGTTTGTCTACTACCGGGGAAGAACACTGGGCTTACCATTGTAACAGTGTACCCTGTAGTACCAGTTAAGGATATAATGCCTCCGGTAAATGCGTAGGTAAATGTTTGCTCTCCGGTAACGACTAATGTCTGGGGTGCTGTATTATAACGTGCCATATCTAATTTTTCCCTTTAATCTCTTTATGTTGTCGATGTTTCTATACCGTAGACTGTACAACCAACATTTGCTAAGTTTGTGTATACTACTATATTTAGTCCACCTTGTAACACTAAGCCAGTTCTTTCAAACACGCCATTTGGAATAAGCACTGTATCGTACTCGATCCATTCAGAATCTGCTGGTGTAGCTGTTGTTGCCATTGCCACACGCAAATTAATTGATGTTGGGTTCCTGTTAGTTAGTGATATATTTGCAATAGCATACGATCCTACCGGACATGTATATGCTGTTGTATTCGTTGTTGCTGGAATATCTACGTTTCCTAGTCTTCCTGTTGCCATTTCTTTTCTCCGTTGTTATCTTGCTAAGAAGAATCCTAATGCTACTGGTGCACCATCAATTCCGCCTGTAAAGTTCATCTTTGCTGTAATATTTAGCTGTCCGCCACTGGTTGTTGTAATTTCATCATTAGCAATAAACACAGTACCAGCTGTTAATGTGTTAACGTTCAAGCTACTTTGACCACCACCAATTTGTGCTGTAATGTAACTCTTAATTGCACGTTGTGTTGGAACAACACTATCACTGTTAGCTGTAAAGAATGGATCTGTACTAAACTGTGTAATAATAGCTGAACCAATTCCAAGTCCAATACCGTTAAGTTGCAATGATTGTAGTCCAGCTAAGTTAAATGCATCAGCATCCAATGTCGCTGTACCAGTACTTTGCTGTACTCCAAACAATCCGCCAACGTTAAAGTTACCATCTTGGTCAGTACTTGTAAAGAACACTCTACCGCCGTTACTTGCTAATTGTTGTCTTTCTTGTAATGCTGTTGTAATATCCACAAATGGATAGTTAGTATCAGCCTGGTTACCAGTACCAATATACAAGAAGTCGTGTCCTGTTAGTCGCACTTGTGAATACTTATTAGTAATAGTAATTTTTGTGCCATCTAACGGAGCAACTAATGTTGTTAATCCAGGACTTAATTGGAATGTTGCTTTGTAATCGCCTTTGTCTCCTAGTACATTACTAATAGCAACTAGCTTATAGAATGTTCCAATTCGATCACTAAATTCAACGTTTGATCCTGGTTCTGGTAAATCAAACAATCCTTTAACAGCAATAAATGTACTTGCTTGGAATAAGTCAGCTGCGCCGTCACCACTAAGTTCAGTAGTAGCTGTTTGATAACCACTTCCTCTGTTAGTGAAGCTTGGGTTAGCCAATACTCCATTGCCTTGTCTTGCATCTACTGGTGCATCTACTGTTGAGTTAGGATCTGTAATTGTTACTATTGGTCCTGTCTTAAATGTAGCATCTGTAAATGTTGCTGTTTCAATAACTACTGGTGTTCCACTATTAGCAATTAAACTTACTGTTAGTGTTGTACCATTTGGTATTGTGTTAATGTAATATAAAGAATTATTTTCTAATCCAGAAGTACTAACTCCAGTAAATTTAATTTGTTGTCCGACTATCATATTAACTGTTGAATCAACTGTAATTGTATTATCTGCTGTAGTACTTGTTACACTACCTTTTGGATAGTTTGAACCTGGTTCAATTATTCTTATTTGATTAATTGCACCATCTGCTTCAGTTAATCTACCTATTGTTTTAGCACCAGTATTAATTAACGCACTGTGTGGTGTAGCATCATCTGTTAATGCTATCCAAGTTGGTGTTTTATCAATACTTGCAAATGCTATTGCATGCCAAGGCTGACTATCAATAGTTTGTTTTTCCCATGTTAATCCGTCTTGACTTATAGCTATATGATTTGCGCCTTCTGCTACTGCAACAAATAATCCCTGTGAGTATTTTACTGTTGACCAATTTGAACTACTTGGTAATCCAGCTGGTGCCGCAACCCAAGTAACACCTTTATCGTTACTAATTGCTACTTCGTCACTTGCGTTAGCTACTGCAACAAAACGTCCGTTACCGTAAGCTACACTTGACCATACTGTTGTTGCTGGCAAGTTGCCGCCTGCTGCCCAAACAATACCATTGGCTGATGTAATTGATTCGTTGCCGCCGCCGTTAATTGCAACATAAACTCCTGCTCCGTATGCAACGCTTGTTAGTGTTCCTGCACCAAGTGTTGGAGTTGTACGTGATACCCATGATGCACCATCTGTTGATGTTGCAGCACTTCCTGATCCGCCTGCGCCGCCTACAGCAACATAAGTACCGTTTCCGTAAGTTACGCTTGTAAAGTTACTGTTTGGTAATGCTGTACCTGCAGACCAATTATCCGTTACTGCCGCTGTTGCTGCTAACGTAGCATTGTCTGTTGATCCGTTGGCAATTGCTACAAGTTTAGCATTAGCATCTGTAATAGTTACTGTTGGATTACTTGTATAACCAGCGCCAGTAATCGGATCATCGTCGCCATCTAGTGCAAACGATAATGAAGCAACACCGTTATTATTCATAGTTGCTATTGCTGATGCTTGTGTACTTGCACCGCCGCCAGTTATAGTTACTGTTGGTGTTGTTAAATATCCAGAACCAAAAGAATCAACAATTAATTGAGTTACTTTATCAGTTTCAACTGTAACAGTAGGAGCACTAGTATAACCTGCTCCGGTACTAGTTACAATAATTTCTGTTATTACACCGTCTAATACAGTACATACTGCTGTTGCGCCGTTTCCGCCGCCGCCTGTAATTGAAATTGTTGGTGGTGAAGTATAACCTTGTCCGCCATTAGTAATATTAATTTTATTAACCTGTGTTGGTCCTGGCAAGCCGATACTGTTTAGTTCTCCTAGCTCTGCTGTAAGTGTACCTTTTGTTCCGCCAAGGCCTCCAACTATTGCTCTAGCTGTTGCGCCTGTTCCGCCACCAAATGCTGTGTCAATCCAGTTAGCATTTGCAATTGCACCACCAGTAGTCCATGTACTACCG